GTAATGAATTCTTGGTTAAAAGAAAAAGTTCCTGCAGATAATATATTAGATAAAACAATAGATAAAATTAATAATTAATGTTAAACGATAAATCTTTAAAACTTATATTTGATTTTGAAGTTGGTGGAGGAGAAAATTATTATAATAAATTTTTAAAAAATCCAACATGGCCAGGAGAACAAAGTGGAGTCACAATAGGAGTAGGATATGATGCTGGATATGTAAATAAAACAGAATTTACAAATGATTGGCAAGATCTTCCTAAAGATACATTTGATCGTCTTTATCGAGTTGTAGGAATAAAAGGTTATCAAGCTAAGGAACTTACCAAGAGATTAAAAGATATAAATATACCTTGGGAATTATCAGTAAAAGTTTTTATGAATAAAACTGTTAAAAAATTTTATGAACTTACTCAAAATACATTTCCTAATTTTGATAAGCTTCCAGAAGATGCAAAAGGTGGATTAGTAAGTCTAGTATTTAATCGTGGTTCCGCGCTCGAAGGCGATCGTAGACGAGAGATGAAAATTATTCGAGATATTATGGCTAAATCACAAAATTTTGATCAAAAAACTTTATCTCAAATTGCAGATCAAATTAGATCCATGAAAAGAATATGGATTGGTGGAAGTATAGAAAAAGGAATGAGCAGAAGACGAGATGCTGAAGCTAAATTAATAGAAGAATCATTAATAACATCTCCAATTAATAAATTAGAACAATCTGATAAAGCTATAAAAGAAGTTTTTAAAAATTCGTAATAGTGTAAATTTATATTATGGGTAATTTATCTTGCAGATCAGGTCCTGGAAAAATAGATTTTAAATCAACAATCAAATTAGGATCAATATCCACAGATAAAATTGTTTCACCAAATCAATTACCAAATGAATTAGCAAATCTTGAATTATGGTTAAAAGGTGATACTGGAATAATTTTAAATGTTAGTAATAGAGTAACAACTTGGCAAGATCAAAGCGGCAATAATAGAAATTTTGTTGATAGATCAACTATAGGAATTGGAGGATCTTATGTTTTACCAACTGTTGTTGGTAATACTTTAAAATTTACCGCTAGTAATACTTACTCTGCTCCAGATGCAACAGTATTAGCTTGTGCAAGTTCTTCTTTGAATTTAACAACTCCATATACTATTTTTGTGGTCGCTAGAGGAAAAAGTGGAGCAATAATATCTAAAAGTACGGAAGATTCAAAAAGAAGAAAAATACAAATATCAATGGACAATAATGGAATAGTATATTCTTTAGAAAGTTATAATAATAATGATACTGCAATTACTTATACAACTGGCACAGGATTAAATTTAAATACTAAAAGATTAATAGCCGCGAGATATAATTCTAATACTTCTAGAGAATTAAGATATAATGGAGCTCTTAGAAATACATCAAGTGGAGAAGCAGGTTTGCAGTATACAAATTCTGCTCCAGTTTATATTGGAGCATCACCATTTCAATATAATACTAATCCAACTTATAATGCAGAAGCATGTTTAGAAACTTATATTTATGAAATAATATTATATAGTAGAGCTTTAAGTGATACTGAAATATCAACAGTAGAATCTTATTTGAATAAAAAATATACAATTTATTAAAATGTGTAATTAATATATAATGAAAAAATTAATATTAATACTACCATTATTTTTATTAATATCTTGCTCTGAAACAAATAATCAAAGTAGAGAATTACCTACAAAATATCCAGATAGCGCAACTATGGGTAGCGCAGAAGATGCGACTAAAGGATATATTCCTTAATTTTAATTAGTTTTAATTATCTTATAAGTGTATATTATATAAATGAGTATAGACAATCCCGAGAATTTCGGCTTTGAACCTATTAAAGCTGCTAGACCTGGTCCCAAATCATCCGCTCAAACTCCTGCTAAACCAGGCGAAAAGAGAAAAGGATCGTCTAAAAATAAACCAGGCAGCGCTGGAACTTCTACTGATAAAGCTATTGAATTTTCTAAAAAAGTAATAGAAGCTCTTAAAAATAAAGTCAAAGAGCATAATAGTAAAAATAAGAAAAAAGTTTCTCTTAGTCAATTAAAAAAAGTATATCGTCGTGGTGCAGGTGCATTTTCATCTTCTCATAGACCAGGAAAAACACGAGGTCAATGGGCAATGGCAAGAGTTAATATGTTTTTAAAAATGGTTAGCGGTAAACCAGTAAAAGATGCTTATAGAAAAGCTGATAATGATATAGCTAAAGCATCAAGCAAAAGTTATGAAATTGATACATCATTTGAACCAAGTGATGAAGATTTTAATCAAGCAGATGAAGATATTAAAAATTATGAGTTAAATGATTTTGATTTTAATAGCGCAGAAGAACTTTATCTAGATGATGAAAGTGATGATATACAAATTTACGGTTTTGAATTATAAAGGTAAATAATATGGAAACAAAATATACAACAATTTTTAGCTCTGAATTAAAATGTATAGTTTCAGAGGAAAAAGATTTGCATCTTAGCTTAGCTTCATTAGATAGTCTAAGGACATTTCTTCCAAATATTGATACCGATAAAAATATAGATTTACTTCCAATTTCAACAAACGCTTTTGTTGCTGGCAGAGTTAATCGTAATGGTGATGTTGTAGATAATAAAACAGCAGTAGAGATTGCAAAATATTTTGTTAATAAACCAATTAATCTTGAGCATAATCGTACTCAAGTAGTTGGTTGTATTTTAAATTACGGATTTAATACATTTGGCTCTGAAGAGCCAATGACAGAACAAGAAGCAATAAATAGTAAAGATCCATTTAATATTGCTCTTGGTGGAGTTATGTGGAAAGTTGTAAATAAAGATATAGCTAATCTTGTTGAAGAGAGTAATGATCCTACTAGTCCAAATTATATGAGAGTAAGCGCAAGTTGGGAGCTTGGATTTAATGAATATCAATTTGTTCTTCTTGATAATGATAAAAAGAATATTATGGAAGGCAGAGTCGTAGAAGATGCTGATGAAATGGAAAAATTAAAATCTAAATCTAGAGCTTTTGGTGGCACAGGCATACTACCTAATGGACAAAAAATATATAGATTAGTAACAGGTAATATTATACCACTAGGTATAGGTTTGACTGGAACACCAGCAGCAGATGTAGTAGGAGTAGCAGTAGAAGAGAAAGAAAAAGACTTATCTAATGTTATGGCTACAGAAGCAAATGAAATTAATATTTCACAAAATGAAGATTTAAATGTAAATTCAACTAAGAATACTAATAATATTATGAAAATAACCAAAATCGAAGATATTACAGCTGAATCACTTAAAGAGATTCAAGCTTCCCAAGTAGCAGAATTTATCTCAGAAGAAATTAAAAAAGCTTCTGAGGCTTTTGATCTTGAAAGAAAAGAAAAAGAAGAAGCTATTAAATCTGCTAATGAAAAATATGAAGTTCTTACAAAAGACTATACCTCAATGAAAGAAGAACTAGAGAAAGTTAAAAATTCTCTAGCCGCTCTTGAAGAGGAAAAAGCTGCTAAGATTCGTGAAGAAGTTTTCAATGTTCGTATGGCCTCTTTTGATGAGGAATATGAACTATCTGACGAAGATCGTCAAGTTCTCGCATCAGATATCAAAGATTTAAATGATGAAACTTTTGCTGCTTATAAAAATAAGATGGCAGTTCTTATGAAAGAAAAAAATAAAGCTGCTAAAAAAGCAAAAATGGCAAAAGAAGCTGATATGAAAGAGAAAACTATGGCTACAGAAGTTGTAGCTGAAGTTAAAGCCTCTGAAGTAGTAGCTTCTGATGCTAAAGAAGTAGTCAATCAAGCTTTAGACAATGGCATTCAGCAAGTAACTGATGTTCCTGCTACTGCCACTGCTAATGAACCTTCCTTGTACGAAAGGTACAAGAAAGCCTTTAGCATTGAAGGTTTCAATGTATCATAACATATAGGAGAAAAAATATATGGCATATAGCTCAAATACAACACTAATTAAGCCATTTCGCAGCTATGACGAACATGATGTCGTCAATTTGTTTGCGTTTGATGGCACAACCAACAAAGGAACACTTGTAAAAGTAAGTACTGGTTGGAGTAACACTGATGCTAATGGTGGCATTACTCAAGTTGCAAATCCACATGCTGCAACTTATAATGGCACAGTTAGTCAATATCACGTTTTAACACCACGCGTTACAGAGGCTGGAACAGGTGATGCTGCTATCCTCGGTATTGCTTTAAACGATGTTCGTTTAACTGACGATAACGGTGAATATCTAATTTACAAGCCAGCTCGTGCTGCTGAACTAAGTGCAGTAGCTTCAGGTCAAGCTGTTCCAGTTCTAACCAAAGGTCTTGTTCTTTACAAGGCTGCTGCTATTAGCGCTGGCGACAAGGCTTTCGCAAATGGTAACGGTACAATCTCTGGTGCAGCCACAGTTCCTGCTGGTCGCGCTGAAATTGGCAAGTTCCTAGGAGCCACTGATTCAGATGGCTTTGCTCTACTCAAACTAGAGCTCTAATTCATAGGAGAAAAACTTAAATGAAATTAAAATTAAAAAATACACCAGAGCAAGTTGAACTCATCAAAGCTATGGGTTCTCGTAATGGTACAGAAAGTCGTGAAGCTCTAGAAGCTTTTGCAGCTTTTATTGGACCAGTTGTTCAAAAGGTTCTTAACGAAACCGCTCTATCAGCCTCTCTTTATACAGATATGGCATATGATGAAGATGATAGTCCTTCTATTCCTCTTGATCTATACTACAACGAAGATGCTGGTTTAATCTCCGTATGGAGTCAAAATGTAGCAGGTGGTCTTCCAACTTCTACTGTTGACGTTCCAGTACAAGAGATGAAATTCAGTACCTATCGTTTGGATAGTGCTGTTAGTTTCCACAAGCGTTATGCTCGCAAGAGCCGTCTTGATGTAGTAAGTAAAGCTATCGAGCGCATGACCCAAGAAGTTCTTATAAAACAAGAACGTAATGCTTGGGCCGTAGTTCTCAAAGCTGTTGCTGAAGCTGCCACAAAAAATGGTAAAGCTGCTACCGTAGGTAGTAATGGAAGTCTCCGTCATTTAGTTGATGGCGGTACTTCTGCTGCTAATTTCACACTAGCAGATCTAAACAGACTCGTAACTCGTATGAAAAGAGTTAGTCAAAGCTTTGCTGGTGGTACAGCTGCTGAAACTCGCGGAGTAACAGACATTTATGTTAGTCCAGAAGTTAAAGCTGCTATCAGAGCATTTGCTTATAATCCAATATTCCCAACAAGTGGAACTGGTCAATCTTCCGTACCAAATAGTGTTCGTGAAGATATCTATCGTGGCGCAGGCACAGAAGAAATTTATGGTATCACAATCCATGAATTACTTGAACTTGGCCTAAACCAAAGATACAACAGTCTATTTGCATCAGTTTGGAACAGTACTGCTTCTGGTACTCCAACTGATACTGATGGTTTCTACGGAAACTTCACAACTAATTCTGACGAACTCATCGTAGCTGTTGATGGAACACGTGATGCATTCGTACGCCCAGTAGCTCGCCAAGCCGAGAGCGGTGGTCAATTTGTTGTCCTACCAGACGACCAATTCTATGCTGCTCGCCAAGACAAGACAGGCTTCTATGGATTCGTAGAAGAAGGTCGCGTTTGCTTGGACGCTCGCGCAGTCGGTGGTATCGTTCTTGGATCACAATCATAATTCTGATCTAATCGGTTATGAAGACCCCTCAAGGTTAACCCTTGGGGGGTTTTCTTTTTTTGGAAAAGAATATAGTTTATTAATATAATAAGGTTAAAGGCAAAAATATGGCAAAAAAGAAATTAAAATTAAATGATCTTCATCAAGCTCATGGCAAAGATGAAAGTAAAGAAACAGTTCAAAGTTTAGATCAGCTTTGGGGTGATGATGGTCTTTCAAAATATAAAACCCTCGATGTTTCAGAGTATACTCAACAATTAGCAGAAATGAATAAAAGTGATCTTCAAAATCATGCTGCAAAATTAGGACTTGTTCCAATTGATAGCCGAGAACTTCTTGTTAAAAGATTGATTGCAGAATTTAAAAAACATGTTACAAAATATCAACCAGTCCGAAAACAAGAAAATAAAGACGAAACAAAAGAAGCCAAAGTAAGAAAATTATTATCAGATTAATTCTGCTTAATTTTTTCTGCCATGTGTAATTATTACTATGGCAACTAATTATAATATATCTACATATCAAGGCGATTTTCTTCAAGCAACTCTCTCAGTAAAAGATACTGATAATAATAGACTTAACCTAAGCGGATATGATGTCCGTGGGCAAGTTAGAAATGGATATGGTTCTACAGGAATTTTATTAGATTTAAATCCTAATATTATAAGTCATGTTTCTGGAACGATTAATATAACCATAGATTCTACAATTACTAAAGATTTACCAGTAGGACAATTTGTTTATGATATAGAAAGGTTTCCATCTGGTATTCCAACAGGAAATACCATAAAATTAATGCTTGGAAAATTTATAGTATCACCAGAAACTACGAGATAAAGTTATGTCAGAAATAAACGTTGATGTAACACTGCCTAATGCTGTATCTGTTGATGTAACATCTCCAACTCAAATTCTTTCTGCTAATGTTTTAATTCCTGGTTCTCAAGGTCCTAGAGGAGAAAAAGGAGATCAAGGCTTAAATGCAGAGATTAATAATTTAACTGGAAAGTATTTATTCTTAACAGGATTAGATGGAGTTTATATATTTGACAATAGTATTAATACAATTTATATTTCTGGTAATAGTGGATATTTTGAATCTAAATTTAATAAATTAAATAATAATGTAATTTTTACAACTGGCAATCAAGTTAAAAGCGGTCGTTTAATAATTGGAAATGATGAAAATGGAGTGGTAGATCCCAATTCTTCATATTCACTAAGTGTTCAATCTAATTCTCCTGCTACATGGTTAGAAATTTTAAATCATAGTGGAGCTGGTCAAGGAGTATTTTTTGGAATACAAGATAATAATCTTGAGCAATATAATTGGCAAGGAGGAGACATAATATTTTATACATCTTCAAATCCTAGCAATGGAATAGAAAGATTAAGAATTACAAATAGTGGTACGACTCTTTTTAAAGATCGACCAATGGTAAATGGAACGGGAGTATTGCTAAGTGGTGAAGTCGCAAATTTACCAGAAACAATTGTTTACAGAACAGGTGATCAAATAATATCTGGTAATAAAAATTTTATAGATAGTATCATCGTAGGAGATGAAACTGAAGATGATCTTTTTGTAGTTTCTGGAAATGAAATTACTTTTGGAGTTCGCCCTACTGTAAATGGTACTGGAATTTTAATAAGTGGTGACCTAACCAATTCGATTAATTCGTTAAGCGGTGCGTTAGACGCTTCTGGAATCGACCTAACCAATTCGATTAATTCGTTAAGCGGTGCGTTAGACGCTTCTGGAATCGACCTAACCAATTCGATTAATTCGTTAAGCGGTGATTCTGTTCTATTATATGGAGATCAAAATATTTTAGGACAGAAAACATTTTCAGGTTCTAATACTATAATTGGAAATGATCTTTATGTTTATGGCAGTGGATATTTTATAAGTGGAATTAAAATTGGAACAAGCTCTGTTATAATAGATGGAAATACAGTTTTAGTAAATAATGACGCAGTAGTTCTTAATGCTCAATTTACTGGATTTTCTGGAGATATTAATTCTACTTTTTCTACTATTACAAATCTTGATTTAACAGGAACTACTTTAAATAATAAAATTAATTCTTTAAGTGGCACTTTAAATTCTTCTGGGATTAATTTATATAATGCTATAAATGCATTAAGTGGAGATTCTGTTTTATTATACGGTAATCAAGGTATAGACGGAATCAAAATATTTAGAGATAAAGTTTATATTAATAGTCTTTATGTAACGGGTACAGAAACAATTTTAAATACAACAAATAATAATATATCAAGTCCTTATTTACTTTTAAATCTTACTGGAGGTTTAACTGATGGAGGAATTTTCTTTGTTACTGGAGAAGGATTAACTGGTATAAATGATACTGGAGTTATTTTTGGTTTTGATAATATAACAAAAACTTGGCATTTTGGTCAAGGGACAAGATTAACAGATGTTTCTACTCTTGATGAAGTAATGGGTTATCATGATCTTAGCGATTATAGTGGTTATGCTAATAATAGATTTAGTACAATAACTAATTTAACAAATACTGGCGATACATTACAAACAAATATAAATAATCTTAGTGGGTATATAAATTCTTCATCTAGCAATATAATATTTACTACTGGCGATCAAACTATTAGTGGAAATAAAATTTTTATAAATAATTTAGAAGTTCAAGGCACTGGCATATTTAATGCTGTAGACCTTAGCAATATTAGTGATTTTCAATTTTCTGGAACAAATATTAATTTAATCGATGGAAATGTTTATGTTACTGGAAATGGAAGTATTTATATTTCTGGAAAACCAGTTTTAACTGGAGTAGATCTTACGAATTATTATACGAAAAATAATCCTAGCGGATTTATTACTGGAGTAGATCTTACGAATTATTATACGAAAAATAATCCTAGCGGATTTATTACTGGAGTAGATCTTACGAATTATTATACGAAAAATAATCCTAGCGGATTTATTACTGGAGTAGATCTTACGAATTATGTTCAATTAACTGGACCACAAAATATTGCAGGAGCTAAGACCTTCATCTCAAATGCACTTTTCCAAAATGATATTATTGTAACTGGAAATATAAGAGGAAGTGGCTCAGCTTATTTTAATGATAATTTAAATATAACAAATAATTTAACTGTTGGCGGTAGCATAAATAATCCAAATTTAGTATTAACAAAAGGAAAACAAACTATAAGTGGAGATAAAACTTTTGCAGATACTATATCTCTTAATGCTTATACTGGAAATGGATATGATACATCAAATTTAGATTTTCGTTTAAATATAGCTGGAAATACAAATGAAAATGCAGGTATATCAATTGATGCTTATGGAATTAATGGTCCTCAAATATTAATGAGAAGAGCAAGAGGAATTCCAACTGGTCTTTCTGGAGTTTTAAAAGATGATGTTTTATTTAATTTGCAAGGAAGAGGTTATATTTCTGGATTAAATCAATACTCATCAAATAGTAGAGCTGCAATAAGATCATTAGCAGCAGAAGATTGGGTAGTTAGACAAGGTTATACTGGACAAGGAACTTATATATCATTTAGAACTACTAATATTGGAAGTGGTTTAGCTATGGATAAGGTAATTGTTAATACTAGTGGATTAAATGTAGTAGATGGTAATATTTATATTAGCGGAAATCAAGTATTGACAGGCGTAGACCTTTCAAATTACTATACAAAAAATAATCCTAGCGGATTTATTACGGGCGTAGACCTTTCGAATTACTATACAAAAAATAATCCTAGCGGATTTATTACGGGCGTAGACCTTAGTGCTTATTTAACCTCTACAAACGCATCAAATACTTATGTTACAAAATCTAATGGTCAATTTACTAATCGTCCTACTGTGAATGGAACAGGAGTTCTTCTTAGCGGAGAAGCAGCAAGTTTACCTGACACAATTATTTATACTACAGGTAATCAAATTATCAGCGGAAATAAAACTTTCATCAACAATATTCAAGTTTCTGGTACTGGAATTTTCAATAATTTTAATTTAAATGAAATTGATGTTTTAAATTTATCTGGAATATCTGTTAATATAACAGGTAATGTTTCTTTAAATACAAGACCAACTGTGAATGGATCTGGAGTTCTTCTTGTTGGAGAAGCTGCTGCATCTTCAAATAATTTCTTTGTATTATCATTTGACCATACTAGTGATCAACCTGCAATTGGTGGTGGTCATAATTATTTTGCACCAGGTAATTTAGGTTTTAATGCTTCTGGTCCTAATAGAAGATATATTCAAGTATTAGAAAGCGGTACAGCAAGAAAAGCTAGTTGGCAACATATAGCAGGAACTTCACTACCTTCACCAGCTTTAAATTCTACAGGATATTTTATTAATGCAACAACAAATACTCTAGGAGTAATTAGTACATCTATTTTAAGTACAAACACTAATATTCCTAATAATTTTACTGGATTAATTACTCCGCCAGTTCCATTGAATATTGGGGATTTTGTAGTATGCTCTTTATTTACGCCAGCTTTTACTATAAATCCATCAGGGCTTAGAGATACTGTTAGAGTATATTGCTATTAATTTAAAGTGTAATATTTATTATATGAGCATTAAAATTGTAGACATAGCTACTGAATTATATGATGAATTAGGTGAACCAGTTGACATTAGTATTCCTACTATAGCTTATTGGTTAAGAAGTAATATTGGTGATCTTAATATTTTAATTAATAAAAGATTTTATATAACAGAAGACACTCTTGAGATAGCTGCTACAGAAGACTCAGGAGATGTTTTTGGAGATATAGAAAAAAGCATATTTAAAATGATTTATGGTATTCACTTTTATGAAAGACTATTTCGTAACGCTTTATATGCTGCGACACAAGATAGCGTAGTAAGCATAAGTGATGAAGGAAGTTCTGTAACAAAAATTAATAAAAATGAACTTGCTAAAAATTATGCAGCATTAAGAAAACAAATTAATGATGAATTAACAGTTCTGACTAAAAATTATAATCTTAATGAAGCTAAACCTCTTCAAGTTGCTGGCGATGATACTGTCGCTGGCATTTATCAAGGAGATAATGCAGGTAAAATTTATCTAAGGTCAACAATCTAATGCCAAGTTTATTATCAGCGATTGAGATAGCAAATGCAACAGGAGTTTTAGGTGATCTTTTTGATACCTTCTCTAGAGAAATAGTAATCTACAAAGAACCTAAAAAAATAATCAATCAACTTTCTACAAATTCACTTCCTGGATATGGTGAGGCTGCAATTAAAAATAATATCACTTATATACCAGTCAGCGGCGCATTTCAAGCTAAAGTTAAATATAATCCAAAACAAGATCTTGAATTATTACCAGAATTAAAAAGCAGAGTAAGTAAAGGTATTGTTAAAATAAAAGTTGAAAAAGAAGCTAAAGATTTTATTGTAGGCCATGGAAAAACTGAAAAAATTATGATTGATAATAAGCCATATAATGTTATCACAGATTATACTCTTAAAAAATTTATTACATTGGACCATTTTGTTTTCTTTTTAGAATCCGCTTCATAATGAAAGTTAAATTAAATCAAAATAAAATTGCAGAAGCAATCGCTAAAAACTCTAAAATGACTAATTTTATTCGTAAAGAAGTTTATAGCTTAGTTGAAGAATACGTTGAAAAAAATAAACAAGAAATGTTAAATGAATATAAAAACCATCCAGTTACTAAAGAAATTGAAAATGGGCCAGAAGCTTCAAATATTTCAAATACTTTAGCTGGACAAGGTAATTTATTTAGTTATATTGGATTTGAAGAAGGTTCGAATCCAACAGAGGCAGTAAAAGAAATTTTAGAAAACTCTGTGAAAATTAGTAATAAACCTGATATATCTGTTAATAATAAAAATCTAAAAATAAATTTTTCTGTTTCTGGTCCAACACTTGAAGAAATTGAATCTGTAACACCAATGCCATTTGAAGGCGGTAGAAGTTGGGTAAGAGGCATAGAAAAGGGAATTTCGGGATTTAGTTATTATATATTTAGAAAATTTATTAAAAATAGTAGATCCTCAACTGGTATACAATCTGAATCTGAAGTTAGGAGTGGAAGCTTTAAACCTACCCCATACATGAAACAAATATTGAAAAAATTTTATTCAAAAGTTAATATTAAAATAAATGTATGAAGCCACAATTTGAAAATATTTTAATGAGTAGCATGACGCTTTGGTTTGATCATACATTAGTCAAAAAAGGAGAAGCTTTTAATAATCATGTTAGCGAATTTTATCCTATTACAAATATATATAATGGTTATTATAGTTATGGAGCACCTTTTAAGAATTTAATAAGAGACGAATCTATAACTGGGGCTAATATTATAAGTGGAGTTTATTTAAATAATAATTTTATTACAACTGGACAAAGCGGTTTAGTATCAATTAATGCTGATCAAGGTCAAATTTACTTTGATTCAGAGCTTGATAATCCAACTATTAGCGGAAGCTATGCTGTTAAAGATTACGGCATTTATCTTACAAACGAAAATGAAGAAAAAATATTATTTGAAACTAAATTTAATCTAAATCCAAAAACAATAGAAAATCCAACTGGATTGCCTATTAATGCTCAAACTTATCCAGCCATATATCTTAAAAATAATGGTGGTAATAATGAGCCATTAGCTTTTGGAGGTTTAGATAGCACAAATATTAATGTAAGAGCGATAGTTATATCTGACTCTATATATAGTATGGATGGAGTTACTAGCATATTTAAAGATGTTGTTAGAACTTATATTCCAATAATTCAGCCTAATGAAATGCCATTTAATAGTTTAAATGGTTTAAAATCTGGTTATAATTATGAATTATTAACTACTGGAAGAGCAGGATCATCTAATAGTATTTATATTAAAAATGTATATATTAGCAAAAATGTGGCAAATAGAAGCCAATATCAAGATCTTAATCCTGATGCTATATCAGCATTTATAGATTTTGAGCTAGAGGTATACAGAAACCCAAGAATTTAATAGAATTTGATTAAATTTAAGTGTAATAAAAGATAATATAGGAGAATCTAATATGTCTAGAAATAGAATTATTTATCAATCAGAAGCCCTTTACGCAGGACCAAGTCCAGCAACAGGCAATCATTTTACAGATCAACAAAATCTAAGTGGAAATTTAGTTAATCAACTACATCGTGTTCAAAGTGCTAATTACAGTTTTAACATTGCTCGTCAAGACGTTAATCAATTTGGTGAATTAGCAGCTATTGATCGTGTTATTCTCGAATCTCCAACAGTATCACTTGATTTCAGTTATATTTTAAACAGTTTTGGAAATGAAAAACTTTTAGGATTTGGTCCTTTTGATAGCGACCAAGTAAGTTGCATTTCTGGAATTTTAAACAAAACTGCTGATGAAAGAAATTACTTTATTCGTACAGTAGGAGAAGGAGCGGACGCTCAAGGTACTGCTACTGGTGCAGCTAATCAAAATGTTATAGGTATTGGAAATGGATTCATCAGTTCTTATTCCACAGAAGGTTCTGTAGGTAATTTTCCAACTGTTACAGTTAATGTAGAAGCTCTTAACATGGCTTTTGATGCAGGTACAACAGGTAATTATGTTCCTGCAGTAGTTCCTACAGATGGAAGTAAAATTACAGGAGTTAAATACGCATTGCCAACAGCCGTAAGTTCTATTGCAGCTACAGGCGTAAGTGCTCTTCGCCCAGGAGATATCACAGTAGATATTAGTGAATATGGCGAAGGTGGCACAACCGTTTCTGACGCTAAGATCCAAAGTTATACATTAAATTTCGATCTAACACGTAATCCTCTACAAAAGCTTGGAAGTAAATTCGCTTTCGCAAGAGAGATTCAATTCCCAGTTACTGTTAGCATGCAAGTACAAGCTCTACTTGGCGATCTAACAACTGGTAATCTAGCAGATATTATTAAAAACGATAAAAACTACGATGTTAGTGTTGCCTTAAAACATCCAACAGATGGAAGCACACAAGTTAAATACTTCTTAAAACGTGCTAAATTAGATAGCCAAGAATTTAGCAGTTCTATCGGTGATAATAAATCTGTAACTCTAAACTTCTCTACTCAAATCGGCGGTCCAAATCAAAATGATCGTGGATTAATGATGAGTGGAGTAGTTAGCGCTTAATAGATAATAATTCTTATATAAGATACCCCGTCAGGTTCAACCTTGACGGGGTATTTTTTTGGTGTAATATATAGTAAGGCAAAAGGTTAAAAGGTAAATCTATGGAAAAAGGCGATCCTAAAATAAAGGAATATGTTATATTTCAACTTCGTAGAAAAATAACTAATTTATATAAACAGTTCTTATTTATTCTTGAAGATGCTCATGCTTCAAAGTATAATAGTAGTGATGAAGCATATCAAAAGTATCGTAAAAGAGTACTTGATTATGGTAATGATACCATAAGAGAGATAGAGGAAGATATTGCTAAATTAGATTTTGATTTGAAAAAATGAAAAAAATGTATTTCAAATATTCTGAAGAAGATATTATTAAAGGCAATTTAGGATTGCAAACAGTCCAAAGATCTTTAAGAAGTTATGGCATTTTAAATCCTACTTTTGAAGTAGTGACAAGTCAAAATTTTTTAAAGAATGTATATGATAATTGGAATGAAGAAAAACGTAAAGGCTTCATTAATCTATTAGGTGGTAGAGTCCAATTTAAAAAAATTAAAAATTATATAGAATCAATCGAAAGGAAAAAGGCATATGAAAAAACTATTTGAATTTAATGTTCCAAAGGAAGTAGAAGTAGAAGAAATTGAAATTTCTAAAAATGAAAAAGGCGAAGAAGTCAAAACTACTAAGAAAATAAAAAAGAAAGAATTAGTCAAAGTTTTTCTTCGCAAGCCAACTCGTTCTTTATTTGATGAAGCTGAACTTTTTTATGGAGTTCGTTTATCAGAAGGTATTAAAGCTGGCTTATTAACAAGAGCTTTATTAGCTAAAAGATTTACAAATGATGGTGGAGTTTTAAGTGAAGAAGAAAAGAACGTTTATGCAACTTTTTATGTTGCACTTTTTGAGAAGCAAAACGAATTTCAAAAACTAAGTATCAAAGACGAGTCTGAAAGATCAGAAGCAGAAAAAGCAAGATATCAACAAGTTATTCTTGAACTCACAGAGCTTAGAACACAAATTCAAGATTTTGAAAGTGCCCAAGCTAGTCTTTTTGATCAAACTGCTGAGAATCGTGCCAGAAATAAAACTATCCTTTGGTGGGTATTGCAATTGTCTTATATGATAGACGATAAAGGAAATGAACTTCCATTTTTTGGTCATGGAGAATTTGAAAGCAAATTAAAGATTTATGACGATATGGAAGAAAATGGTACAGAATTTGAAAATTTAGTTTGTCGTAAATTGGCTTATTTTGTAAGCTTTTGGTACGTTGGTCGTGCTGCTTCTCAAGAAGAATTTGAAAGACTCGCAGCATTTTCTTCTGAGGATTCAGCTATTGAACAAGCTGTAGCAGAAACTAAAGAAGAAGCTAAAAAATCAGATTCATAATGAATGATCGAAAACAATTTAAAGATTTTATTTTCTGAGATCATTAAAGGATATTCTAAAAAGAATATCGAAGGTTTTGGGACTTTATTCTTTAAACACATTAATAATCAAGATTCTGCTGAAATAGATATTTATAATGAGCAATTTTTCCAAAAAGCTAAAGAAATGGGATTGCCAACTGAAAAAGAGCAAGAAGAATATTTAATAAAAGAAGGTTTGTGGGAAGAGTCTAAAGATAAAAGAATTAAAGAATTAGAAAATTTCTTGATTAATTTAAGAAATACAAAAACCAAATTATTCCTTAAAAATCAACTTGATCAAATTAACGCTGAAATTGAAAAAAACGAATTAGAATTAAAGAATTTAAAATTTGAAAAGAAAGATTTAATAGGATTTACATCAGAGGATTATACATTTAAGAAGATTAATGAATATTATATGTACGTTTCTTTATTTAAGGACCAGTCTTTAAAAGAGAAATTCTTTAAAGAATCAGATTACGAGGATCTGGATAATAAGGAAATAATGGTTTTAATTAAGAATTATAATGAAGTAAATGGTAGATTTAATGATAGAAATTTAAAAAAGATAAGTCTTGCTGGATATTTTTCTAATATATTCTATTTGAGTCAAGATAATCCTCATATATTTTATGGTAAACCTCTTGTAGAATTAAGCTTTTATCAAATTGAATTATTCAGTTATGGCAGGTATTTTAAAAGTATATTAAGTAATGCTAAGACTAAACCTCCAGAATATTTAATGACTGATCCAGATAAACTTATTGAATGGTATGAAGGATCTAAAAATGTTGATGAAGTACTTAATAAGAATAGTAAGGTGGCTCAAAAGGATAATGTAGCCACATCTATAGTAGGTGCTACAGCAGAAGACATGAAGAGATTAGGCCTTAAAAATGATAATGAATCGGTAGGAATTGATCTTAATAAGGAAGCGGCTAAAAAGGGTGGCAAATTAGACATGCAAGATCTTATTAAATTGCATGGATTATAAGAGGAAATATTATTATATATACTAGCCGAATATTTTTCCAATAAATGTGTAATTTATGATAGGAAAAAGGTATTATGGCTGGAAATATAGGAGATCTACAAGTCAATTTATCAGCAAATACATCCCAAATGGAAAGGGATGTATCGGCGGCTTTAAAACGATTAGAAAGTAAAGGTTTTAATTTTAGCGCTGGGATTAATGCAAAAGCTTTTACTCAACCATTAGGTAGAATTACTGGGGCAGCAAATGAGTTTCAAAAATCACTAGACGCTTCTAATGCTCGTGTTATTGCATTCGGTGCTTCAGCAGGAGCAATATATAATATACAAAAAGCTTTTACATCTTTAATTAGTAGCACAATAGAAGTCCAAAAATCATTAACAGATATTAATGTTATTTTAGGAGCTAGTCAAAAAACTCTTGGACAATTTGGTGACAAATTATTTGAAATAGCTAAAAATAGTGGTCAAGCATTCTCAACTGTCGCTACCGCTGCTGGTGAGTTAGCTCGTCAAGGTTTAACAGTAGAACAAACTTTAAAAAGAACTAGTGATGCATTAGTACTTGCTCGTCTTTCTGGTTTAGATGCAGCTTCAAGCGTAGAAGCTCTAACTGCTTCAATTAATTCATTTAATAATACCGCTTTAGATTCAACGCAAATTGTTAATAAATTAGCAAGTGTTGATGCAGCTTTTGCTGTTAGCTCTGCAGATCTTGCAGAAGCTCTTAAACGTGTTGGCAGTTCAGCTCAAGATGTTGGAGTTAGCTTTGATGAATTATTAGCAATTGTTGCAAGCGTCAATCAGACTACAGCAAGAGGTGGCGCAGTAATTGGAAATTCGTTAAAAACTATTTTCACAAGAGTTCAAAGAACAGAAGTATTAGATCAATTAGAAGCTCTTGGAGTAGCTGTTAGAGATCTTAATGGAAATACTGCTCCTGCGATTCAAGTATTAACTGGATTAGCAAGTAAATTTGATGAATTAGGATCTGCACAAAAAGCTCAAGTAGCAGAATTAGTTGGTGGCGTTTTCCAAATTAATATTTTAAAAGCTGCTTTAGGAGATTTAAGTAAACAATATTCTGTATATGGAAATGCATTAAAGATTTCTCAAGGTGCAACAGATGAAGCTATACGAAGAAACGAAGAATTAAATAAAACTTTATCTGCTCTTTTAAATAAAACTGTAGCAAATTTAACTAGAGTAGGAAGTGATATTGGTGGATTAAGTTTTGCACCAGCTATAGAAAAAGTTTTAGGTGGAATTAATAGTGCTCTAGAAGCTTTTGATGTTAAAGGCGATTCTGTTGGAAGTAAAATTGGTAAAGGAATTTTTGAAGGAATTGGAAGTTTTATTTCTGGACCAGGACTCGCGCTTTTAATTGGAGTTTTTATAAAAATATTTGGTAATCTTGCTAAATTCACAACAGATGCAGTTAGAACAGTTTTAGGATTAAATAAAGAGGCTCAAGCTCAAGCACAAATTCAAGAACGTATTAATAATATTCTAGCTCAAAATCCTCAATTAATTCAAAATATTTTAAATAAACAAGTTTCACTTTTACAAGTTGAAAAAGATATATTGACTGTAATTCAAGCTCAATCTCAAGCTCGTCAACAATCTACAGCTATTGCTACAAGCTTAACAAGAGGATTAATGGGTAGAGGAGTTACTTCTGAAAAAGGAGTTATAACAGCTAGAACAAAGAGTCAAGGTTTTATACCTAATTTTAGTACTAATAGAGAAGTTATGGGAGCAATCGCTGGTGGATATATGCCTGGAAATGTTCGCTCTATGAGTATTCCAAATTATGGAAGAGTAACTTATAACGATGCAGAAACAGTAAAACAATTCTCTGGATTATCTCAACCTGGAATTATGCCTCCAGAAAATAGTGATGCAGGAAAAAATTATAAAGAAAAATTTAAAAATAAATATGGTATTGATCCTTATGCTAGTAAAGGATTTATACCTAATTTTGCAGCCTCTTTAAATAGAATTGTTACGAAAGGTGCACAACCTATTAGCGGTGATATGTATGATACATTACGCAAATCTCCTGCATTTGCAGACCAAGTTTATGGAAGTTCTCGCGGAGGTTATTTCCTAAGACCAACAGCAAATAAAGATCAAGCTTTAATATATTATAAACAACAAACAGAAAAATCTGTACTTGCTAGAGGAAAAGGAGCATTAAGTCAAGAAGAGATTGAAAAAACTGGAGCAGTATTAGTTTATCCTGCTTTTAGTGGAGGAGGTTTAAGTTCTACAACAGCTAAAGCTTTAAAACATAGTGGTAAACGTGGAGATGATACTCCAGAATTCACTTTCTCAACGTTTGGTTTCCCAGGACCTAATGGTGGATTAGGTGCGCAATTATATGAAGATGTCCAAAAGGCTATAAAAGGACAAGTTTATACATTTATAGATAAGGCAGCTTTAAAACCAAAAGATTTAGTAGATGATGCAAGATTTGATAACTATGTTAATGCGAATCTTAATCGTTCTACAATAGAAGCTGCAATTGGAGGTATTTTTGAAGCAGGATTAAAATCAGCAATATTTAGCGCAGTAGATGATCCTAATGCTCCGTTAGATCTTAGCTCGGATGAATTAAAAAAACTTTCAACAACTTTTAAAGGCGCAGGACCTTTGGCGATGTTTTCTCTTGGAGAAGTTAAGAATGCTTTAAATCCATCTCAAGCAAATAGTATGGCGGATAAAATCGCATCCAGTAAGGGATATCCATTAAAGACTAAAGGTAAAACAAAAGCTCTTGGTTTTATTCCTAATTTTTCTCCATTAGATCGAGCTTTAAGTACTGAAGAAAAGATGGGTGGAAGAGGAGTATTAGATTTTAAACCTGGACTTGGATTATATGTTAGAGATGGTAAAACTCAACCAAATTTTGCAGCAGTAATGAGAGATCATCCAGAGGGAATTGGTAATGCTATTCAAAATTCTAAGAAAATGCAAAGTATGATGTCTGCAGGATTTATACCTAATTTTGCGGCTATGGACCCAATGAGTTTATTTTATATTTTACAAGGATTTGGAGGAAATCAAGCTCGATCTAATTATAAAGTTGAAGAGCAAAGATTAGGAGCAATCTTAAATGAAAGAGGAAGAGTAGAATCTGAAATATTAGCTCTTTCAAAAAATTCAAAGAAAAATAGAGCAAGATTAAATGAATTAGAATCTCAAAGAACTTCATTATTAAGAGAAGAAACATCTCAAAGACAAACTTTATCGGCTCAAACTCCAATATTTGCTAGAAAAGGTGGAAGTTTTGTAGGTGGAATTGGCGGAGTCGCTGGCAGAGCTTTTAGTAGATATGGAGCTGGACTTGCATTAGCCGCACCATTATTAACAGATACAGCTGCTCAATTTATTGGAGACGAAAGCACTCGTGGAGGACGAGCCCTTAAAGCTGGAATATCTGGACTTGGAACAACAGCTTCTTATGCTGGATTAGGATTTACTGTTGGTGGATTGCCTGGGGCAGCTATTGGTGCTGGAGTTGGTGGTATTATGGCGGCTTATGATGTATTTCAAAAATTAAATGATATCATGCCAGATGTTGCAAAATCTATAGAAACTTCAACAGAAAAATTTAATAGTATTTCTGCTGCGACTCAAAATTTATCAGTATCTTTAGAAACTTTAAGTTCAATAGAAGGCAGATCAGATTTAGATGCAAAAACAAGATTAGATTTAAGAAATAAATCTGAGCAAGATTTTGCTAAAAGTATTACTCAATTAAATCAAGCGCTTCCAGGAGCTGGAGATGAAATCGTTGATCTTTATAGAAAAATAGGTGATACTGCAGAATTAAGACAAAAAATAAGTGAAGTTCAAATTAAAGCTCAAAGAGAATCAAAAGGACTTGCGGCTGGTGGTGGACTATTAGGCACAACTCAAAAAATAAATGATTTAGCAGGTGAAAAATGGTATGATTTTTTCACTAGTGACTTCTTAAAAACTCCACAAGAAAAAATTAAAGGAATGCGTCAAACAGATCAAATGAGTTATAGAGGTTACATACAAACTGCTGGACAACAATTATCTGATCTTTTTGCTAACTTTAGTAAAACAGGAGAAGCTATAGGTAGTGTTGATATTGGAAAACTTCAAGCAGCCTATCAATCAGGAGGTATAAATGGAATCAAGAATTTAGTAGATGGATTAGTTAGTACTGGAGAATATTCTAAATTAATAGCAGAAGAATTACAAAAAGTAGATCAACAAGGAACATTAGGAGAATATATACAAGCTTGGAAAGATCATCAAACAAGCGTAGAAAAATATGCACAAGCACTAGCAGAAGAAACTGCTAAATTTACTCAAGGTATAAAACCTATTACAGATCTTCAAGCATTACAAAGGCAATTTTCTCTTCCTGGAGGAATTACTTCTGCTGCTTTAGGTAATATAGATTATAATTCAATAGAACAGAAATTAAGCGTTGGTAAAAGCCAAGCTTTTGGTGAACAATTTAGTACAGGATATAAACAATTAAGTGATGAATTAGGTTATGGCGCAGATAGAGTAAAATATTTAAGCGAATATGTTCAAAAGGCCGCAGAGATACAGAAAGATTGGAATAGTGGAGCTATTACAACTACTCAAGCTTTTGAAAGATTAAAATTAGCAATAGATAAAATTGAATTTGGTAAAAATTCTCAATATATGTTTTCTGATGAAAGAGCTGCAGCTCGTCAAAGTTTAATGGAAAGATCATTAAAACAAGGTAATTTTAAAGAAGGATTTGATCCACTTAATTCTTTCTTTGATCGTTTTGGTGATAATGCTGCTACAACAGCAGATAAAATTAATAAATCTTTTGCAAATCTTGCTGATAATTTACAAACTGGGTTCGAAGATGCATTTGGCGCATTTGTTGATGGAACAAAAACAGCAGATCAAGCTTTTCAAGATATGTTATTAAGTATATCTCAACAAATTATTAAAGAACAATTTAGTATTGGTATGAGAAGTTTGCTTGGTGGATTAACTGGAGGTGGAGGTTATAACGAAGGCGGTGGAGGTGGAATATTAAGTAGTCTTTTTGGAGGATTATTTGGAGGAAAAGCTCAAGGTGGGATAATTCGTAAATATAGTTCTGGTGGTCATGTTCAAGGTGGAAGTGGAGTTCGTGATGATATTCCAGCGATGCTTACAGATGGCGAATATGTGTTAAGAAAAAGTGCAGTTAATAAATATGGTATAGACGCTTTAAATATGCTTAATAGAGGTGGAATGATAAAAGGATATGCTAGCGGTGGAAGCGTTAATGCATTACTAAATAATAGTTATGATTTCTATGGTCCTGATGGACAAAAATTAATTGAAAATTATATGCCAGAAGCATTTAAAACTACAGTAAATGCTCCAGAAGAATTAAGTAATGTCCCAGCTTTAACAGGAAGATTTAATATATCAGATCTATTAAGTAGTAGAAGTTTAATGGATGAGAATAATCCAATGAACGCTCTAAGAACTCAAAGATTTTTAGGAATGCAAAGTTACCAAGAGCAAGTAGCTAATTTTAAAACAGGATATAATGAACAATATCGTCAAGTTGAAGAACAAAGAAAAGAAGCTCAAAGACAAGCGGATGAAATAAATAAACAAAGGATGGATCAATATAATCGAGCAAAATCAAATATGTTAATTGGTGGATTATTGAACTTTGGTATGAATCTTGCTGGTCCATTTTTAGGTGGTTTTGGCGGGGGAGGTGGCGGGGGAGGACTTGGAGGCATATTAGGTGGAGTACTTAATACAGGAGTAGGACTTTTTCAAGATATTTTAGGAGGAAAATTCTCACAATTTTCTAGTCAACCTGGTGGAGCAATAGTAGGTAATAAGCTTACAGATGATCAGAAAAAAGCTATAAGCGATGCAATTGAAAGAGGTCAAAGAACAGGATATGGAGATTCATTCGCTCAACAAGCTCAATTATTTCCACAATTTGGAAATCAAGGTGGATTTGGCGGAGGAATGGGAGGACAAAATTTTGCTCCAACCTCTAGTATCGGCGGATTTCAATTTGGTGTTGGATTAGGCGCGCCAGCAGGTTTTCAAACTTATACTCAAAATGCTCAACAAGATTATCTTTTAAATTTTGCTTCTCCTGTAGCTCCTATTGCTCCTGGGCGTGGAAATCTTGTTTATGATTTCTTAAATCAAAATACAAACCCTTTTGGTTATAGCAGAGGTTACGCAAAAGGTGGTTTAGTTCGTGGTTATCAAGTTGGTGGTATGGCAAATCAATATCTTCCAGCGAGCGCTTTAAATTTAAGAGTTAAAGGTTCAGATGGAAATACTTACACATTAGCTCAAATGGGATTAACAACTAATAGTACGTATGCAGATTTACAAAAAATGGGTGGTCAAGCTTTTGGTGGTGGATATAATAGTCCAGAATTATTAAATTTAATGAGTGGAATTCAAGGAGCTTTAGGTTCTAATTTCAACAGATTAACTGCAATGAATGATCTTTATCATGCTGGAGTCAGAGCTCCAGGAACATCTCATAGAACTGGATTTAAAGGAGACTTTACATTAAACGATTATACAGCTGGTAAACAGCAAATTAAAGATTATTTATCTAGCATGGGTCTTTCTGAAAAAGATTATTCTTTAAATTTTGAAGGGCCTCAAACTCCTGGAGCGACTGGAACTCATTTTGATTTTCAATTAAATAAAACTGGTGCAACAAAAATTGCAGCAATGAATATGGGTATTCCAGCAGGAAATATAGCTGGTACAAATACTCCTGCTGTTATGGCTGGTTTTGGATTACCATCAAAACAATCATTTCCATTAACAGCTTTTTCTGGTCCAACAAATAGTATAACTAATGGAATAAATACCATAGGAATACAGCCTAACCCATTTGCAAATCAAGCAAGAAGTGCTAATGTTGTAACAAACTTCTTAAAATCAACTAATACTCCTACCTTTACTGGTAGTTCTGCTGCTTTCAATACTAATAGATTAAATGCCACTCCATTTAATATTCCTCAAGGTGGCGTTACAAATACAATTTCTAATGCTGGAATAAAAATGCCAGCGATTGGAGGAGGAGCTGGTGGAATTGGTGGAGCATTGATGGCTAGTTTAGGTGGAATGAAAAATTTAGCTGGTAAAGGTTATAATGCTTTATATAATTTAGGCGGAAATTTATATGAAAAAAGTATTTTTAATCCTAATGCTGGATATCAAACTAGAATGAGTTTTCCATCTCCTGCTATGGGAGATTATTTAAGAGGCACTAAAGTCACTCCACAAACTACCCAAGCAGTTGCTCAAGCTATTACTCAACAAGACTTTTTAGGAATCAATCAAATATCTCCAGATCAAATCCTGCCATTTTTCCAAAATTTACAAAATATTGTAAATCAAACTTCTGGAAATGCTCCTACTTTATATCAAAGTATTGGAAGTTTATATGATCTAAAAAATAAAGGAGATTACGGAAAATTAGCATCAAGATTTTCATCATTTTATGGTAATAACTTCAAAAATAGATATTCTGCATTTGGAGAAAGAGGATTTAATAACTATTTAAATTATATTGGCGCTAGTCCATTTTCATCTTTGTCTGCATTTAATATGTTTAAATTTCCAATGACGCCAAATACTTATAGCCCATATGCATTTGGTAGCCAATATTTTGGTGGATTTGGTGGACTAGGTTATCAATCTGGATTTAATTCTTTAGGAAGTGTTTTTAGTAATTGGTTTTCTACTGGAAGTAGATTAGGAATCACTCCAAGTTGGGCAAGTAGAGCAACAGGAGGAATGATTTACGGAGGAAGTTCAGCTAAAGATGATGTTCCTGCTATGCTTATGGGCGGAGAATATGTTATTAGAAAAGACACAGTAGATCGTTTTGGACAACCATTTTTTGATAGATTAAACAGAGGTCAAATTAATGGATTTGCAGAAGGTGGGCCAGTTGGAACAGCATTACCTTCTGTCGGTGGTGGAGCTTCTAATCAACAAGATAATTCTAGAAATCAGTTTGTAGAATCTATTACAAAATTAGTAAAATCCTTAGAACAATTAAATAAAGGAATTGAAGAACAAAATAAAGGAACTAAAGCTCAAGGAGAAGATGGTGGTGCAACTACTTCTGATACAACAGGAGCAGGAGGAGTAACAAATAATATTAGTATAAATGTTAACGTTGATCAAAATGGTAAAACAACAGATTCAACGAAACAAGAAGATCAAAATTCTGGAACCAATCAAGAAACAGATCAAGAAAAGTTCAAAAAGACTATGGAAAGATCCAGAGTATTAGCAGAATTACTAAGACAACAAATATTGAAAGTTATTGTAGAAGAACAACGTCCAGGCGGAGTATTATATCAAGGAAGCAAAGGACGAGACTTAGGTCGCTAATTAAATAGTTTCGTTATTAATAAAAGCAAAATCTTGAGATAATGTATCTCCGCTTTTATCAACTAAATATATTCTTACAGCAAATGTTTGTCCGTTTTTAATCCAACTATCATAGTCTTTTGCTATTTTATCAAATAATTGAGTTCCTTTTTTAGAGAATGAAAAATCTGGAACAGATAAATAAATTGGATACGTTTTAACTATATCATCAAAAGTATAAGAATCAATTAAGTCTGAGCCTTTCCAAGAAATATTATTTATATCTTCAACTTTTTTCATATAAATTAATATTTTATCTAATGCCACATTATGTTCTGGATAACATACTATGCCAAAATTTAACATATTTGTAGATATTGTTGGCTTTTTATATTGAATTTGATGTATAGAAGAACTATAATCTAAAGCTTTATATCTCCAAGATAATGAGCCAAAAACATAATTAGTTGTTTCACCAAGTTTGCCAAAAGGATAATTATTTCCAGTTTGATTACTTATAAATTTAGATAAAACATAAAATTGTTTATATGGTGTTCTGAAATTAATTGGATCAGTACTATCTACACAACAGCCTTTTACACAATCTGAATTATTATTCAACGTTGTATATAAGCATTCTTTTAAAATACTAAATTGATTATTATCTGAACTTGTGGCTAATAAGTATATATCTCCAAAATATGGAACATCATCAGGATCTTCTATAACTTTAAATTTAGTAGGATAAACTAAGAACGATATCATCTTTTTAGAATCTACAATATTTTTTTGATCTATAGGTATATTATTTAATACTGGATCAGCATCAACCCCGCATGATGATACAAATTTCGCTACAAAGTAATGATGATTTACTCCATTTATCTCTTTTATGCCTTTTTCTAAAATGGTATCAGTTCCAGATATTCCTTGAACTATAAAGTCTTCTGCATCTGGGATATCCAATACAAATTCAATAATAGCATATGCATCATCTTTTTGTATTCCTGCACTAATAAATTTAACTGCAAGAATATTTTTAGCTTTAAAATAATTTAAATCATAATTAACACTTTTAAAGTCCGCAGTATTTGGTGATTCCATATCTCCGATGTTGCCAGGATCATAAGATCCAAGATAACTATCACTACCATAAATTCCAGAAACAGGAACATCTTCTGGAGTTAAAAATTCATAATTAGTATTACCAATGTATTTATAAGAATCTAAACATCTATATGTAGTTTTATATTTATCTCCTACTAAAAAGTTATCATTTTCTTGAGCATGAGCTAATGGGAAATAATCAAAGAATTCTGGTCCAGAAGCTACTCCATCATATTCAAAATCTAACATTCTTGCGCCACCTTTTTTAAGGTGAAGATCTCTATAATTTTGATTTGGCCAAGCTATATATGGAAAACTTTCTGGTGTGAAAAAGTATACAAGCCCTTGATAACTAGCAGCAATTGTAGATGTATAATTTTTATTATCTTTAATGAACTTATTTAAAGTTATATATTTGTCAATTATATCTGTATTTTGTATATAATATAATAGCCCTTCATTAGAGTATCCGACTCTTTCTAGATATAAATCTAATGAATAACTTTGTAAAGCATTTAAATAATAAATTTTCGCAGAGAAAATATTGTCTTTTAATAAAACACTATCTGGATTTAAATAAGTTGTTATTCTATATTTTGTTTCACTTTGAGCGTCTATTAATTCAACAGAATAATTTTTCTCAACATTATTTTCTATTTTATTTAAATTTCTTAAATATATAAAATCGTCAGAATATGATTTGCTTTGTTTATTATTTATATTTTCTTCATATTTTTGAGGAATAATTACAACTGATTCCAAACCAATATCAATTGGTATTTCACCTTTAATTTCAAACATTATTTTATTATTATCTCCTCTTTGATAATTTTTAAACATCTTAATAATGTTATTTCTTGGAATAGTATTATGTTTTACTTTGATTATTTGGTATCCATTTTGGTTCGTATATCTTTCTAAGTCATTGGGGTTATTAATATTACCTCCTGCAGACGAAAATCCATTTTCATCAATTGCTTCGGCTGTTATATAATAAGCATTATAATAACCAGGTTCTTGTATCTTGACGTAAGATGTTGGTCTCTCTCCAATTATCCCCGTCTGATTAAGTAATTTATCTAAAAATGTTACTGCATTATCTCCGTCTGGATTAAAAAGTATAGTATTATTATTATCTAAACCTTCTATATATTTACTATTCGCATTTAAAAAAGACTCATGATTATGAGCATAGTCAAAAATAAAATATCTATCATTTTCTGATGGTATAGATGAATAAGATGGAGAACGAATAATTTTAACGTCTGGGGTAGAAATTAATTCATTAACAAATACATTTTTATTTATAGAGTTTCCAACGCTCTGCGCAGTAAAAACATCGTTAGAAGTATTACGTAACAATGTTTGATCAAATAAAATTCCACTATTAGCCTCCAAAGCAGGGATTACTCGGTTGTAAACTCTAATATATTGGTCTTTAAAATAAGGCACAAAATCTTGATAATAAAATCCTCGATTTTCTATATAATCTTGTTCTACTGGAGAAGAATAATTCAATTGATATCCGAGCAATAAATAAGGCTCGTTTAAAATTACTTCATTTAATGGATTTTCAACTAATTGCATATTTCCACTTGTGTAATAATTAAGATTTTTAATACTGATTTCTTTAATTAAAGATTGATATGGTATAATTCCAGTAAATAATACTCCAGAAGATTCTAACCCTGCTTCATTTTTAGAGAAAATCGTTAAATAATAAAAGCCTGTATTTTTAGGAATATGATAAAAATACTGATCTTTTTCTAAAAAAGGTAATTGTTTAATTAAAAAATTATTGCTGTTACTATTTGGTTCAAGACTATATGTATAATTACTTAAATAAATATTATAAGCTTCAATGTTTTCTAAATTTTCTATAGGATTTATTCTAATTTTAAAACCTTTTGTATTTTTTGTTATATTAACTATATCTATTTCTGTTGATGGCAATGTTGTTGGATTATTCATTAGATATTATCCCCTAGATCATATTTACTTTCATCATATTGAAGCGCAGTTATTTTATATCTATACTCTTCTTGTTCTTCAATATCTAAGATTCTAAATTTTTGTGTTTTATCCATATAGGGTTCTAATGATGCTCCTGGATATTTGACGCCTGGATTACTAAATCCAGAAACGCTTGGACTTTTATTATAATCATAATTTTCTGGATTAATTTCTATCGTCCAAACAGTATTCTGCATTAAAGTGTGCTCTGTGTTATCTAAATATTGTCCACCAAAGTCTATTCTGGTATATCCTTGGAAATTACCTGTATTTTGCATGCTAATGTTATTACTAAAAATATTTGTATCCATTGGATCTTGTATAGTATAATTTGATTCAAATTTTACTGTTTGAATTTGTTTTTTTCTAATTAAAGATGTACTTAACCCTGAACTTAAAATTCTTTGTCCATTATCTCCTACCACGCTAAATAATTTATTTTCCGAAGTTAATTTTACAATTGCGTTTCCTGTTTCTGTACCGATTTCAATATTACCTGCTGGTGTTAAAATATTAAAATTACAACTATTTATCGCTGGTAAAAATCCAGAAATATCTTCATATCTTACATCTAAAATTGCATAATTTCTACTTACTTCATAAGTCCTTCCACCAAGAATTTTATTTTGACGATTTTGATCTTGTATATATACAATATCTCCAGGTTTTAAATACATTGCAGGTAAACTTGTTTCAAAATTTACTAATTCAGACTCTAAATTTTCAGATAGCAATGTCCATTTGCCTAATCTTTCTGCTTGACCTTCACTTGTGCAACCAAAGGCACTTACTTCCATCTCTTTTATTCCAAATCTAATTAATCCTTCTCTACTTTCAACATATTTTACCGCTGGTTTATAAAAATTATTTTTATCATTATACCTAACTAAAGCGACATTTCTTCTTACCCTTTTGCTTGTATTGCTATATGTAAATTCCCCATCTTTTACATTACTATTATTAAATATATAAATTGGTTCTTTTGGTCTATCTTGAGAGGTGAATATTAATCCAGCGTTATAAAATACAATGGCTCTAAAAATACTTGCCATGTCATTAACAACTTTATAAGCGTCTTCTCTAGTGCTAATTAATACGTTACATGTGAATCTTGGTTCTTTTCCATCTCCAGAACCACCAGAACTTACTAATTGATCACAATACTGAGCAATTTCATATAATGTCCATTTATCAGTAAGATTTGGATCAACATATTTTCCTAATCCATATCTTCTATTAGTTATTAAATCATAAAAACACCATGCAGGATTATCCGTCCAGCCTAAATTAAAATTTCCATCCCAAATTCCATTATAAGTTCTTGAATATGGATTATAATTACTTGGAATTTTAACTTTAAGCAATCTTGTATCATAAGCTCTTTGAGGTATACTAGTAAAATATCTTGAATCAAATGTAGTTAAAACCCCAGCGGTATGAGGTAAAACTAATAAATCGTCATATATTTCAGTTATTGAATCTATAGAACTTTTTATTACTATATTTGGATCAACGCTTTCTTCGTAGACTGGTTCAATTTCTATTTCCCAACCAACTGTAGTAGATTTTGTATATCTATCTAACCCTGTCCATTCAAAAGTTTCTATATATGGTCCTTGATTTAATTTTCCAGCAATTGTCAATTTACCATAATCTCTCGCTTCTCCGTCTAATGAACTTTGTTGTTTATTGATATAATCTTGTAAAGATGTACGGAAATCTTTTTGTAATCTATTGACGTCTAAAGCATAGACCGTATATATTGCTCCGTCGTGTCTATGAGAATAAGTTGTTCTTCCATTAATAAATTCTGTATAATTTGCTGGTTGTCTTTTGTATCCATCTGGGCCATTACAATTAGGATTACTATTATTTGGATTTGGACAATCTGGTGGCCAGAATAAAATTAATACATCATTTTGTTTACTGTATATATTATTATAATATGCTTCTTCGCTTATTGTAAATGTTCCATTTGATACTCCTGTATAATCTGGATTAGGTATAATTGTAACTTGTTTGCCAACGTTTGGAATATAATCTATTCTTTTTAGATAAAGATAAAATGTCATTTCCAATCGATCTGTTCTGCCACTTACTGCGTTTTTTGAAGCTTGATCGGCGCTATCCCAAATAGTCATGTCAACAACACTTTTAAATAAACTTAAAGCTTTTAAATGAAGCCTTAGTCCATATAAATCTTTTGTTAAAATTGTTAAAGATTTTTTATAAGTTTTAGAACTTCCGTCTTGAAATTTCCTTTTTCCAAAAAGTTTATTTCCAACAACTTTTGTGCTTGTTAGTCTTCTTGGGAGTTTTATTTCATTTGCTAAAGTTTGTCCTGTAGTATCATTTTTTAATACAAGAGATTGTATATATTGACCATTATTAACTTTTCTGGCATAGAAAGACTCTTCTAATTTTATATTTTTTAACTCTTCAATTACTGTATGTCTTGGCGCGCCATCACCATAATCATATGCTAATTTTATAAATTCAAAATTCAAAGAACCTTTAACTGGATATGTATTATCTGCAACAGGTATTTCATTCCAATAAATAGATCTTACTATTGATGCTGGACCTTCATATTTGACTATTTTCACTCCATTTTTATATCCTATATCACCAATTTGAGCTCCGTCATTAGGCACAATATCATAGTCTACAATTCCCTCAATAGGACCTTCTCCAAGAATATCTAATAAAGATATATTTGTTAAAGATGTTATTCCTATATCTTTTGTGTCTTTTAACTTATTTGCATATCTATAACCATAATTATCTACTTGTTGACGATCTCCTGCTCTACTGACTACTTTAACACAGTTGCTCGGTACAGTTGAATTTGGTAATGTATAATCTTGATAATATTCTTTATTATCCTTTCTTCTACCTCCTCCACCTCTATTATGTACAAAAATTTTATCAGCAATATAATTATGATATTTTTCTACTTCAAAATTATACACAAGTTCAAATCCATCGTTTTCAATGTTGATAATTTTTAATTTCTTTTTATTAAAAGTCATTAAATAATCACCAATATTTAAATCTATAAGGAATTTATATTCATTATTTTCTGTTAAAAATGGATGAGATTTTGTGCATCTTATAGTAGATCCATCTTCTAATGTTACTTTAGTAATTGGTTGAGGATCTTTTCCTTCGTCAAATATTTGAGATATTTTACATATTTCTAAATTCTGATCTTCATCATATCCATAAACTTCTTGATTTTCTTTTAAATCTTCTATATTTTTATCTCCATGTGGAGTATGTATTTTTGTGCCAGCTGGAAAACATGTACTTCTATATTTACAAGAATATACATCTCCTGCTCTTGGCGTATATGTATTTATATATAAACTAAATCTTTGCGTGCTTTTATTAAAAGTGCATGTATCAGCAAGAATAACGTAAAATGTATATGTGCCTTCTGAGGCAGGAATTCCATTTGGATATTTTAAAAGTCCACTTTTAGATAATCTTTGTCGAGCAAATATTGAGCTATTTTCTATGGTACTTCTATATTGTGATCCTGGAGTCACAGTGACTACTTCTCGTCCAGATAATCTCTGTTTTACTATAGTGACTGTAGAAAAATTTGGAGTAACACCCACACCCAAATTTCCAAGATCAAATACGACCTGATGCTCTACTTGAGTGGGGCTAACCGTTATGGTTGGCATATTTTCGGCTGGATTTGCGCTAAAAGCTGTTTTAATTGTATCTGTTGCGGTTACTGTTAAATTTTGTATAAATGGAGTAGATGCTGGACCACTTGCATTAACGTCTGGAGTATAACAAACATTTCCTACTAAATCTTTTTGATTCGTAGAATAATATTGTATTGCATAATTTCCTTCTATAGAGATATCAAGTTCTGGATTTTTAACATTTGTTTTAGTTGGATCATCAATCTTAATCCAAAAACAAGTTTCGCCTTCTTGTCCTTGACCAGGAGAAAAAGATGTTGTAGAAATCCTTCCTCCTCTACTTGTGATATTATTTGGTTCCCCATTTTTTCTTATAGTTTCAAATTCATTTGTATTAATTTTTTTAAAATATATAATATCATCTCCAGTAGTATATAGATCTAAGACAATTTTATTATTTTTTATAGCATTAAAATCCCATGAAGGTAAATTTATTTTACTTGGAAAAGTGCTTTGAGATTTATCATTATTGAGTGAATATGGACTAAAATTAAAAGTTAATGTCACTTTCGAGCTAGATCCTCTAGCATTAGAACAGCTTGCATATGCATAAAAAGTACCCGCATGTTTTGGTGTTCCAGTAATAGATTTACTAGTAGAATTAAAAACTAATCCTTCTGGTAAAGAAGAAATTCCTATAATTGTATGCTTATTATTTAAGCCTGCTAATCCTTGCTCAAATTTTGTACCTACAACTCGATTAAATGTTGTAGCGCTAACCGTTGGTAATACTGTTTGAGTATTTTGTGCTCCATATAATAAATTTAAACTAAAACTTATTCTATTTCCTGCGTCTGCATTTGGCCCATAAATAGTAAAATTTAAATTTGTATTTTTTATCTCTGAACTTAAATTTGTTGAACCTACTCCTGTTATGGTTTTAGAACTAGGATTCCATGCTAGTCCTAAATTTGCTAAAATATTTAAAGAACTTTGATCTAAATAAGCATTAAATTTATTTGATGCTAAATTTGTAGTCAAAGAATAAGAAAAACTTTGGTTTTTAAAAACATGTATAGTTGGTGCACTAGTAACATATATTGGGTCATTGCCTTCTGCATCTGTACATTTTATTGTTAAACTTTTATAAGCCTTAAAAGTTTCTAATTGAGTCACATTATTTATTTTGACATATCTATTTCCATTTAAGACGGACTGAATAATTCCAGTATAATATCCTACATAATTAATTTTAGTCTTGATAAATGGTATTGTATTACTATTTGTATTGCTAAATCTTAGTCTATCATCTGTATTTGTGTCTGCAAGGACACCAAAATCGGTATAAGTTAAATATGAGGCTACTTGATCTAAAAGTACATTAAAAGAAAAGCCTTGACCTAGTCTTGCCGAAGCTGTTCCTGAGCTAATTATACTTGCAGCATTTACTCCAACTCCAGGCGTACCATACATGACTAAACCATTTATAAAACTCCATACAAACCAAAACCCTTGGCCTCGATCTATACCAGTTATTTCTACACCATTCGTGGGAGACTCTGGTAATGGATTTGGATAGGTTGTGCTTTGAGAAAAAATTGGATTATAAGCATCTACTAAATCGTTTACATCTGCCAATGTTGAATCTGATGCAAGCGGTTTCCCAACATCATTATATATAGTATAACCATCATAAGAAATGCCATTTTTTCCTCTCCAGGCTATCCCTTCGATATATTTATTTGGATCACAATCTTTACATTTTTTTGGCATAAATTAAATTGATAATGAGCTATCTGACATTGAATTTCCTTGGACATCTTGAATGTTTATTGGATAACCAACATGAGTAAAATAAAAACTTTTTGTTGGATAGTTTTTTTCCCCTGCTCCTGCGCCTATTGGCGCTTTACCATCGCTTTCATATGTATTACTTCTTGATTGTATACGATATAATTGATCGTATGAACTAAAAATCTGTTGACTTCCTATAATTAATCTTCCATAACCAATTGGTACTGGTCCACCTTCACCTACTGTATTGACTGGACCATTAAATGTATAAGATGGTTCTCCTCCTCCAGAATCTGGAGAAGCTTCAAAATCCGCTGAAGGATTCGCTATTTGTTGAGGACTTACCATTGGTGGCGGCTTCATTAATAACATTGATACTCCAAGAGCTACTAATCCTAAAATTGCAGGAGCTAACATCCCTAATATACCAAGAGAGCCGCCTCCTGTAACTGGAGCTAAAATAATAGCTAAAAATACAGCAAAAATACTTTTAAATCCTCCTCCACCACCACCTTTTCCTCCACCTCCTCCTTTTCCTCCTCCTCCATTATGCACTAAAATATTATCAGCTATATATGTATGATTTTTTAAAACATGAAAATTATAGACTTTTTCATTTCCATCTTCTTCTATTTTTTCAATTGGCATAACGTCGCCACTTTTATGTATTAAGACATCTCCAATTTTAAAATTTTCTAAAGGAGTAAATCTATTATATTCATTAAAAAACCAGTGATTTCCTGTAGCTCTTATTATTGAACCATCCCATAACGTAATTTTTAAAATTTTATTATTTTCATGTTCAAAGACTTTTTCTATCATATCTATTTGTATATTTTTCTCTTTATCAAAAGATAAAATTTCATCGCCTTCTTTAAGATCTTCAATATTTTTAATTCCTTGTGGAGTAGATATTTTTGTTCCAGCTGGAAAACATCCTCCAGCCGCACCCCCTCCACCACCAGCTCCTTCTAATATTGGTATAATATCTATAGTTTTTAACTCTGAACCAAAATTCATAAACATTTCGGATTCATATAATTTTGCAAAATGTTTTTTATTTACATCTTTGTAATCTGTTGGCATTTCTTCTGCTTTTGGTACCCATAAAGGACGATGATTAATTAATATTTCATATTTTGCATTTTTCTCAGATTGATTAATAAAAAATTTAGTTAATTTTTTTGTATTTGCTTCTATAGCTCTAAATGCTTCTGCAACGCTAGAGACATTTAGATTCCATTCTTCTCCAATTTCTTGGCCTAAAAATCCATGTAATTTTACTTTAACCATTAATAAGCTCCTTATACCTTAAAACATAGCTAGTATGTTTTTTTAAAAAGTTATCATATATATTTACACAAGAAAAAGAATTAAATGGTTGATGCAAAATAAGGCCATCTCCTATATAAACTGCGGCATGTGTTGGAAATTTATCTGAAATAGCTGGGAAAAGCATCATAAGACCATCAAATTTTTGAAGTTTAACGTTTTTATCTAATTTCAAAAAACCTTGATTTTTAAAGTTATTTTCATATAAATCCTTGATATCTTCTAAATATCTTGGGTAAATTAATTCTTTTGGAAATTCAATTTTGACTTTCTTTTCTTTCCATGCATATTCTTGCATTAATGTAAAACAATCAGATTTGCCAAGTATAAAAGGTCTTCCAACATATGGATTATTTTCTTTATTTGGAGTATAAATATTAAAAATATCATATTTAATATTATATAGTATATAATGTATATTATAAATATTACTATTATTTTTATCTATCTCACTAAATTCAATATTTTCATTTATATGAGAATGATAACAAGCTATAATTTTACCTAAATTTGAGCAATTTAAATAGTCTTGTGGAGATATTGTAAAATTATCTTTTTTATTTTCTGCTCTATTTTTACATGGATAAATTTCAAATTTATAATTTTTTTCATCGAAATATATAAACCCACAAACTTCTTCTTCTAATTTTTTGACAGCTAGATTTTTAATATAATTTTTAATTTGAGAATTAAATTCCATATTAAACTCCTGGCATACTTTGTTGAGATTGGAATTTTCCTTCTACAGATGGGAATCCACCAAAAGGTAAAACACCCATTAATTGAGTACCATTAACATCTTTGGGAGCACTTACTTCTATTTTCAATAAAGGATCAACAATTTGATTATTACCAAAAACATGATTAACAGATAATAAATTTTTAGTAAAATTTGGATTATTTCTCCATCTAGCTCTACAACCAACTAAAGTTTTTGAACACGTATCAGACTCCCAGAATTGAGAATTTGGTGGACAATTAATTAAATCGGCTGTGTGCTGTTGTTTGCACACAAAATAATATTTTATATAATTTTTTTCTATATATATATAATTTCCATAATAATAAGTTATACCTTGTTGCCATGTTCCTCGATCTCTCCAATCTCCTTGCCTATATTGAGAAAATGAATTATCCGAAGCGTTTGCAACAGGCGGGGCAGATTGAAGACCATGACATTGCTGAGAAAAAGATAAGTTAGATTTTGATATACCATTTGAATTTGCTGTAGAATTTGCATTAATTACCGAGCCAATCCCTCCATACACCCCAGAATGAACTACAGTTAATCTATCATATCGTTCATACAAACATCCTTCGCCACGATAAGTAAATGGACAATTTTTAGATAATAAAATTCTTCCTGGTAATTTTACTCCTTCGACATCAAGTAATGAAGCTAATTCATAAATAACATTTTGAGAATCTTCTTGCACTTTTCTATCAATATAGTATATATCTGGAGTTAATTCCACTTCATAAATATCAATTCTTTTTTGATTTATTTCGTTTAAATTATTCTTTGCCATATTTTGATACGCTGTATATATTTGAGTATTATTTGGTGGCGTAAGTTGGTCTGTTATGTAATCTGTTGCAATTAAATTAATATTTTGAGTCTGTAATTGAGCATTGTTTCCTGTATGAGTTGCTACAAATGTACATCCTGTAGAAGTAATATTTTTTAAATATTGATCATATAAGAACCCTGCACTTCCCCAACTATTAAATAATATTTTTGGTACATTCGAAAATGTTACTGGAAAAACGATATCATACTCTCCAGACGTAGCAGAACCAAAATTTGGATTTAGTTTTAATCCAATAAATTTTGCATCTTCATTTGAATATGGATTCACTCCAGTATAAACACCCGTTGGAATTGTTAGATAATTAATATCAAAATTACCATTTAAAGATTTTGAAAATAGAGTAGTAAAACTTGTTGAGGTTTGGGTAGATATAGAATAATTAAATTTTTCTGCAATAGTTTCATTTATTGATCTAAAAGAAAGAAGCGTCATTAATTCAGAGCTAGATTCAGAAAAAGTAACAGGATAATTTATTAAAGCACTACTTGTATTACTGAAATTCCTTAAGCTATAATAACATAAAACCTTAATTGGTGTATTTGTATTTATTTTTTTAAATTCATTTTGAGCGACAGGAATAATATTTGTATAAGTATTATTAGATTGAATAATAAAAATATCAGAAGAAAATGCGTCTAATACGTCTGGACTTAAATTAATATCATCATTAATAAATAAGTTAAAAAAATCTAAAGAATTTAAGTTATAGATTTGTTTTTGTAAATTAATATTTAAAGTTTTTAATCTATCGTCTGTACGAAGACATGTGAAAATTTTATTTGAACTTTGTATAGATTTGATAGTATAAACTAACCATTTTGCAAAATCAATTGGTACTCTTTCTAACGATCTTACAGTAAGCGCTTCTCCATCTCTTGATGCCCATGGAGTATCTGTAAAAGTATTAAAAGGATTTACTCCTGCGGGAAAATTATCTGGGCTTAAATATCTAACAAATGTTTTTCTTCTTGTGACTTTAGAACCTACAATATCTTTTAGTTCTTGAATTTGCATTCTTATATATTTATAGAATGAATTAAATTCATCATCTAAAAATTGACTAGAAAATTTAACTTTAGGAGTTGGAATTGTGCCATTCGAAGTTATATCAAATTGTTCACCATAAACAGGAAATGGAAAATAAAGATTACCTTTCCATTTTATAATTCCTCGATTAATATTAAAAAGATTAAAATCATTATGTATTCTTATCACCCCATCTTTAACGGGCCCATTTCTGTTTGGATAAGAAATAGTTGCAGGTTTAATCTCATTTAAATCAATTTCATATAAAAATACTGGCGTTGTTGGTTCTATCTCATGAATATGCGAATTGATTGATCTTTGAGCCTCAAGCGCTTGCAAAAAATATTCACTTGCTTGCATAGCTTGATTAGGCACTTCTCCCATTCCCATATTATTTCTCCATTTCTTTCATCAAGCAGAAACTTCTTCAAATTTTGCACGGACAGAATAATTTTCTTTAAATGTAAAATTAGTTTCCCATTCTCTACAAACATATTTTGTTCTATAACTCTGTTCAGAATAAATATCTCCTGGATTATAAGCGAAAGCTTGAACGCCAGCTCTTTGTTTTAAAAAATGTATAATTGCTCTAGCTTCTCTTGAATTTCTTTGATCAAAATTTAATTGTAACGTTTTTAAATCAGGATTAATGGTTTTAGAAATTCTTTGCTCATATCCATTACCAAATCTAATTGTTGTAACGCTTGGTTTATGTTGAATAGCAGATGTATAAGAAGGTGTCCAGATAAATTTTGTAATTAACATATTATTTGAAAGGACTATTACTCCTCCCCAATATGTATTACCTGAGTTTGTACCTGGTTCACTTTCTACATTTTTAAAATGGTCTTTAATGCAATACCAAAAATCTCCTTTATATTTAATTATATCATTTTTTAAAAAATTATATCCTAAAGATTTATTTGCCCATGTAATCATTCCGTCATTTATAGATCCAGTATCTTCGGAGCCAAAAGACCTTGAAATATTTGGAGTGCCCATTCCCATATGTTTTATCCTCTGTATCTTGAAATAATATCTTCTATATCTTTCATATTCATCTTAACTTTGTGGCCTTTTTTATAATATAAAAGTATATATGATGGATCAATGATGGGTGGATTGAACTTGTTAATAGCCCAAGTAAAAGCAAAATTTAAATTTTCTACTTTTAAATCATCATTGTTTTTATCATCAATTAATAATTCTCCATAAAAGACGTTTCCTTCAGGCCTATGCAGGTAATATTTTGTAATTTTATCTATATTTGGAAGATCTGGATGAATATAATCTGGAAATTCACTGATATCATTAGAGTTTAACCTTCGAATAAAAAATACTTTTTCTATCTGCCCATTTTCATTTCTTTGAACGTGATAAAGATTATTATCAATATACCACGTAAGCCAATCTTTAAAACAATACAATTTTGTTTCCTCTACATTCTTTGACACTAAAAATGTATATAATTCTTCATATACTCCTTGCATAAACCTTGCTCCTTTTATATTAATAATTACACTTAAAGGGGTGTAATTATTACAAGGCATAAGGTATGTTATCAAGATTTACAAGAGAATTTAATAGGATTTATATTAATGATACGCCCATAACAGGCGCTCAATCTATTTCAGCCAGTTATGATTTGCCTATAGAAAATATTAAATATTTGGGTTCAAATAATAATCATTTAAATATAGCGCCTATAGGAGCATTTATAGGAGCATTAAATTTAGAGACTTTATTTATAAATTCTGATCAGTTTATTCAATATACTGGCGAAAATGGGGTAAATTTTAAAATTCAGTACGATAATAACACTTTTGGTATGAATAGTGGATATATGGCCGAATATCAATTTTCTTGTGGAGTAGGTACTATACCTACTTTAACTACAAAATGGAATTTTTATAGTGATTTTGGTAATATATCTTCTCCAAAACTACCATTTATTATGGAAGAAAGTAAGTTAAATATTGTAAATCCTGGAGATATAGAGCTGAATTTTAATGAATTAGAAGCTGAAAAAATTAATAATTTAAATATTAATATAAAATGCAATAGATTGCCAATTTTTGATGCTACATCTGTTAAGCCTGTAGATGTTAAATTACAGTATCCAATTGTTATAACGACAAGTTTTTCTATATCTTTACATGATTACCAAAATAAAAGTTTATTTGATTATCCTCAAAAACAAAATATTTACAATTTTGATATTAATTTAAAGAAAAATAATTCATCTCATATTGTTAATTCTTTTAATATCGCAGACGCTTTATTAACCCGAGAAGATTACAATACTGATGTAGATGGTAGCGCTCTAATGCAGTTAACTTATGAAAGTACTGTATCAAGATAGTGTAATTTAAAGAGGTAAAAGGAGAAAGGAATATGGCTAGAATATATTACGATCAATGCGAGATAAAGATTAATAATACTGGAGTTTTGGCTATTTCTGCTAATTTTAATTCTGATATAACTATGGGTCCAGTTTATACTTTAGGCAAAAGAAAGCCATTTAAAAAACAGATTACTACGGGTCCAAGTTCTAGTACTTTTCAAATTTCATATTTAATTAATCCTACTGGAGACCCAGCTTTTACTACTGTTAAAGAAATTAAAAATTTTATTTCTGCTCCAAGTAATTATAATGGAGTTACAATAGGATTTGCAGGAGTAACTGGTCAAAAATGCTATTTAAATAATTATAATTTTAAAATTGAACCAAATAACGTTGTTACTGCTCAAGTAAGTTATGTGACTTATGAACCAGTTATAACAAATACTTTATTTCAAACTCCTAGAGATTTAGTTAATCCAAACAATGCATCTGCAGATAGTATTGCTCATAGTTCTAAAACTAATTTAGTCTCTGGTAGAAATATATTTGCTAAAGGTACAGCAAGTGAATTAACTGGAGATTTGTATAATTTAACTTATACATTCACATGTAATTTAACACCAATTTATGCTTTAGGTCAACAAACTCCAATCGAAGTAAAACCAATTAGAGCTCAAGAAACTATAAATATGACGGAAAATTTATTTACAAAATTAGTTTATACTGGAGAAAATATACCTCTAAAAATTCAAATATCTGGACTCTTAGATTCAAATAGCTTTACTATAGAAATGCCAGATGCATTTATTAATAACTCTACTATTGAATCTAATTTAGACGATATTGTTCGATCAACAAAAACAATAGTACAGTATTATTAATATGTTTTATAATGGAAAAAATGTAAGTTTAAAAATAAATAATCAATTGATTATTGCTACTGAGGCTCAAATGTCATATGAGGCTCAAATTAGTCCATACATAGAACTTGGACAAAGACATGCTGAAGATGTTAGACCAGATAATACCATTCAAGGATCACTCAGTTTTAGTTATTATTATACTGGACAAGATCCAATTAAAAATTTATTGTATTTAGATGATGGCGTAAAATTTGATTTTGGTGGAATTCAACAAACTGGTTATATAAAAAGTTTTAACGCTAGATTTGCACCGCATAATCCGATAGTCTGTACAACAGAGATTTTATTTTTTAGATCTCCTACTGGATCTTTTTCTCCAGTATATGATAATGCAGATTACTCAGAATCTATTGTACATGTTAATGAAATTAGCATTAGTAATTTTAATAATCAAAATTTAACTGGCTCCTATTTAAACGCTAATTACAGTTATTCTACTGATATAAGACCAGAAATGTATATTGGTGATACTTATGAAAGAAGAGGAGTTTTTGGATTAAAGGAGACTACTTTAAATATAACTTGTGATAATTTAAATCCATTATTAGAAATCTCTGGATCACGAGTTGGAGTTGTGTTAGGTACTGCGCCTTTTGGAACATCTCTTATAACTCAAGGATATGGCGTGACTGGATTTTTAACTAAAAAAACTTTTCAAGCAAAATCTGAAGAATTCTTGACTAACGAGTTGACTATTAGACAGTTTAATGTTATTGAAGAAGCTACTATAACTGATTTTACTCCTACATCTGGTCGCTATAAAGATAAAATTAAAATAAATGGTACTAACTTTAATTATGTGGCTCAAGTATTTTTTGGAGAATATGAAGCTGATAGTTTTGTAATAAATAATAGAAATACAATCACTGCTGTTGTTCCTAGAGTTAAGAATATAACAAATCAACAAATAAGGATGCTAACTTTAGCATAAAGCATATGGGACTTATTACATCAACAGGACTTTTCAAGTATATTCCTCCTAATCCTAAGATTACTTCTACGTCTAGTCCAGTTGGAATGTTAGGGCAGGTCGTTTCAATTTATGGTGAAGATTTGGATTATGTTGATAATCTTTTTTTCGCTGGAGAAAAAATAAATTTTGCGCTCGTGAATGGAACTCAAAAAATGGAATTTATTGTGCCATCAGATCCAAATACTGGTAAATTAGTCATATCGTCAGATAGCTTTGAAATTACTGGCCAAAATAATTTACCATTTTTACCAATTTTTACAATTCAAGATTTTGACCCGAAAAATGGATCAGAGGGATCTATCATTAATTTAAGTGGAAAAGTATTAACTTCTATAGTTAGTGGATATATTTTAGCGACACCTATATTAGATGATATTAATTATTATTTTAGCGGAGAAAAAAATACTTTTAATATTCCAATGTCAACAAAGACTGGCGTGGGAGATATAAATTTAGTGCAAAATATTAATTTAAGAGCAGAGATCGAAGATTATAAACTTTTAAATATAAATGATTTTAATTATAGCAGTGGAAAATCTATCCAAATAAAATATGATATTCCTGGTAATTTACTACAAAAATATTATGAAAATCATTTACTCTCTATGTCATCAGGCGTACTTAATGATGAATTTCAAGCTTTTACAACTCCGTTACAATCAGGTTATTTAAATTATACTATAGACCTTCCTAGAAAATTAAATAATACAGATTATGCTATTTTTTATAATATTGTGCAAAGCGGAGCAGATCATGATGATAGCTATATAAGTAATAAAACTACGGGATCATTTGATTTGACTATTGAAAATGCTTTTGGATATGCTACAAATTTAAACGTATTACTAATCAATTCTAGTGGATTTATTTTTGACTCTGGATTTTTTAAAAGAAGTTATGTTGATATAGATCCAAATTATTCGAGTCAAACAATTTATTTTGATCCTATAAATCGCGTAGATAATAATCTATATCCACCATTTCTATTTACTAGCATTGAAAAAATTAATAATGTAGATATAGGCACAACTTTTTCCGCAACGAATATATATAATCTGCAAAAAAATTCTTTCGATATAGCGATTCCAAATGCTGCTAATAATAAATCCTTCCGTTTAAATTACTTCACGATAGATAACACTGGCACAGATTTATCTACATTCATTTATAATGGAAAAAATTCCTATTACAAAAAAATTTATTTGTTAACAGGCAATGCAAACACATTTCAAGAAAGGCTTCCGTTAGAAGACGTAATAATTAAAGATAAAAATAGTATGTCATTTAAAATACCAAATTCTGAATATTATATTAATGGTAATGTAATATTAATAAATCAAACAGGGATATCGAAAACTTCTATTAGCGCGTTTTCTGAAACTCCAATGCCTTTGGCAGTATTACCTAATAGTGGATATCGAGGCAGTAATATAATGATTCAAGGTAAAAGCTTTAAAAAACCAATATTAATTGATAGTCCTTATCAATATGATAGTTGTTTTGTTAAATTTAGATATTCTGACAATATTTATCAAGAAAATAAAAGCACCTTTCAAACTTCATTTAGAATTATCAATAAAAATTTATTAAGCGGGTATATTCCATTGAGTAACATACCTACTGGAAGATACACTATACAGATGATGACTGAAGATGGAGGATTATTTGAATGAGCGTGTTATTTACAATACAATCTGCTCAACCAGTAATTTCTCCTCCTACTGGATTTATAGCGATTAATGGAGAAACTATTTTTATATCTGGAGAACAATTTAAGAAAAACATAATAAAAATCTCTGGACAAAATATTTACAATTCTTCATATGATTTTTCTATTGATGGATTAAATAATAAAAATATTTCTGGGATTAATAATACTTTAGGAGATAATTTAGTTGGTTTCACCATATCTGGAATTACTCCATCTAAATATAAAGTTTACGTTTATAATGACGCAAGTGTTTCATCAAATTACATTAATCTAAATATTTTAGATCAGCCAATCATAAGTGGTTTTGATAATAAAAATGTTCTACCAGGAGAGTACGTTAAAATTTCTGGATATAATTTAAATCCAGGAGCAAATCTATCTTTTATAGATAATAGTGGAAATAAAGTAAATCCATCTTTTATAGAAACAGGATTATATAGAGTTACTGGAGGAAATATTCAAAATTATGGATCTGGTTATAATATAGGCGATACATTTTATTTACAAGGATTTAAAAAATATGATACTAATTCATACGCCATACTAACAGTATCTACAACTGGAATTAATGGATCTTTAGGCAGTTTTGATATAACTAATTCTGGAATTTTTACAGTGCCTAATCAAACGACTGGGGTAGAATTTATCCCAAATATAGGAAATGGAAAAAATGGTCTAATAAATTTCCTTTATGAAAAATATGAAAATACTGGATCTTTACAATTTATAGAGTTCCAAGTTCCTTATAATATAAGAAGAAATCAAAGTGGAATTATAGAAAATTTAAAATTTAGGGGGATTAATAGTGGAACAAAATTTGATAATTTTTATATCTCTGGTTACCCCAATATTTATGGTTTTTATCCAACGACAGGATTAATAGAATCAACTCAAATCGTTTTAACTGGAGATAATTTATCATTTTTTACTGATTTAAAAATTGGAGATCAAAGCATTTCTAATTATTCTCTAATAGAAAATACAGGATTATATTTTGATATACCTAATTATAGTTCATCAGATTATATCACTGTTTCTGGTAAATATGGCTCAGATAAAACTAAAAATATTTTAAATGTTTTTTATCCTCCTTTAATTGCTAGTGGTTTTTCTCCAAATGATGTTCTTGCGGGTACTGGAGCATTAATAACGATAAGTGGAAAATATTTACAGCGTATAAATTATATTAATCTTGGTCAACCAAATGTTTTGAAAAAAGATATCACAATAAATTCTGCTGCAGATAGAGCATCATTTGTATTACCAAATGCTTATACAACAACTTCACTTCAAATATTTTCTGTTGATTTTCCAAATTCTGGTATTTTAATTAAATCTCCTTCTACAAACAATCTTTTAGTATCTACAGTAAGACTATCAGAAAATAACATTAATATAAGATATTTATCTGGAATACAAGCCGCTAAATATTTAGATGAAATGGAAATTTATAGTTCTAGTGGAACTTCTGGAGATTATGGTAATTTAACTGATTCTGAAGTATTTTTCTTAGGTATAACTGGAAATGTTGATGCACCAAATGATTATTTAATAAGTGGAATTAAAATAAGTAATTCTGCAACTGGTATAAGATTTAAAGTCCCAAGAGAAGTGAGAAATCCTCAAGCTAGAATTAAAATTAAAAGAAATCGTTTTGATGAAAGTTATATATTACCTTCTAATAAGTCTATTGATATTTTGCCTACTATTTATGATTGCTCATCCTCTAATACATTATATAATAATTTAGGTTATATTAGAATATCTGGAATCAATGCTTCTAATGCAAATTTAATATATTTCAGCGGTTATTCTGGTACTCAAAATCTTTTAGGATATAAAGAGATAAAAAATTTTCCATTAGAAATAGTTAATAAAAATTTAACGCAAATCACAGGAACCAATGGAATTGGTGGAAATAATACAGGTGGATATACTGTTTTTGAAGCTAAACTTGGAGGAGATATTACTGGCAAAGGAGAATTATTTTTATTTAATAATTATTATGATACTGGAATTGGATACGAAAATGAGCTTATCACAAAAAATAAAAATGTTAAAGTTTCTGCAATAAGTGGATTTAGACCTCCAAATTCAGATATATTTACAAGTCCTGGATATGTTAGTACTCCTTTAGAAAATGCATTTTTTTATCAAATACAAACTAATTCTAGAGCTACAAGATTTGAATTTTCTCCAACAACTATTTCTGGTGTGGGCGAAGGTGACTGGCCAACGGGTTTAGAAACATATTTAAATAGTGCAAATCAAATATTTGGTCAACCATTAGTTGGAGGAATCTATTATTTAAAGATAAGAGCTTTAGATGGTGAAAGACCTAACGAAGGAATGATACTTAATCTTGCTGTAGGATATTCTGGAAGATCGTTAAGCGGGCCAGGAATTACTTATAGAGGGCCTTGGAAATATGGAATAGGATATGTGGGAAGTAATTTAAGAAGAGATGTTGTAAAATATTCAAGAGAAGGAGTCAATCATTGGTATGCAGCTTATACTAATATAGACTCTGAGCCTCAAGCTGGAAATCCAAATTGGATACCATTCACTAATGAATTTGCTGCAACCGCAACTCAGATATTATTAGCTGAAGAATCAAATATAACCAACGCTTTAAATATAGGCCAAGAAGGTATATTAAGTGGCTATATTAAAACTGTAAATGACAAAAATGTTGATGAAGGCAGTGGATTTTATTTAGGTTATGATAATAGATATAATTTTAATAAACCAAAATTTAGAGTTGGCAATGAAGACGGATATATTAAGTTTGATGGTCAAGGTTTAGATATTTTGGGGCCTTTATCTGGAGTAGTAACTACTTCTAAAAATATAAAAAATGCAAATAATATTGTTGAGGCTGATTCTTCTGTAGCTTTAGGAATAAATAATAAAATAGATAAAAAAACTGACAATGTATTTATATTTGGAACAAATAATTTGATCAGTGGATCAAGAAGATCTAGTATTATCGCTGGAAAAAATAATGTAATTTCTACAGTAAAATCTTTTTTTAGTGATAATTCAACGATTGGCGGTGGAGAAAACAATACATTATTAGGGTCTTTTTGTAATATAGTTGGGGGATTTGGAAATACAATTGATGCAACTTCAACTGGTCTTTCATCTATAGCGAATCAAATGTTTATTAAAAATATTAATAATGAAGCTGATATATATTTAATAGAATATCCATCTCAATTATTTACAGATGAACTAGCGATTCTTACTAATATAGAAAGTAATAATAATATTTATAAAGTAGATAAAATTTCTGATATCACTACAATTGATTATGTTTTAGATGTATATCCAAATATTAATAACGATAATAAAATAAAGATATATAATTGGATCAGTCTTCTATCTCCCAATCTTTATTCTGGATCATTTATAGGAACGGGAAATAGTGTCTGCGAATTTAAAACGGAAAGAACTGGATTAAATTTAGGATCAAAAACTTATAAAATTAATTTTACTCAACCTTTTGTTAATTCAAACGAATTAATAATCATGCCTAATCTAATTGGAAATAATGGAGTTTATAAATCTATAAACATAAGTGGATTAAATAGAACTGGGTTTTATATAGATTTTCCAAATGTTTTAGAAGAAAATGTTTTGCTTGATTATTTCGTTGGAATTAAAGGATTTTTTACTGGTGCAGAATTGAATGATGGAGTACATTTAGAAATTAATAAAGTATATCCTTTCCAAAAATTAATTACTGGAACAGGGTATAGATATGATATTCCTTTGGAAAGAAAAGGAATTAACTTTTTTAATATATACGATAATAATATAAATTGGTTTCCTCTGGGAGCTATATCTGGTAATACTTCAGATTTAAGGTTGACTTTAAGCGCAGAGTTAAAAGACAACAATCATTATATAAATATCAATTCTTTAGGATTTACTGGGAAATACTCTGGAGAAAATATACAAGTTTATCAAACAGGATTAAAATCTGGAGAAAATCTTCTTTATATAAATTTATTATCTGGCATTTTGGATACTGGATATGCGCCATTATGTAATATTATTCAAAGTGGAAATTCTTCTAAAAATATTTACTCTCATTTTATTTCAGGAAAAAGTTCAACAGGTTTTTATTTCCATACTTCTAGACCTATTGATCAAGATGCGCAAGTTAATGTCTCTATATATAGAACTGGAGAATTTAATATAGATAACACCAAGATAAATGTTAATTCTTTGACATACACGGGGTTTTTAAATAATGAATTAAATATAAATTTTAATAATTATTTAAATTATGATTCACCAAAAGTCTTTTTGTCTATAGAAAATATAAATAATGATAATATTTATTTGCAAAGGTTGAAAAATATTTATCAAACTGGATTAAATATACAATTATCAGACAATATTGCTACAGGAGATAGAATAAAAATTAACTATATAATATTTTCTAATACTGGATCTGGTCTTTTTGATGTCCAACAAAATATATTAATTGATAATAGTGCATCATTTACTGGAGATATAAATATTAAATTTATTGATAAATTTAATCTTTCTCCAAAAATTTTTGGAAGAGCTTATTCATCTTTAGACGAAATATATTTGCATAATATTAGCAATACAGGAAACGATGGATTTTCTTTTAGTTTATCTGCTCCATTATCTGTGAACCAAATGACTGGTTTAATATATGAATATATAGCTTCTGATTTGGAAAAAGATTTAAACATTGCTAAATCTGTATTAAGTACATTCAATTATGCAAGATTAGGCGCTTTTGGATTCAGTGATATTGGAAGTTCCACTATAGGTGGTGGAACTGGAAACTATATCAAAGGTCTTGTATCTAGTATAGCTGGAGGAGTTAATAATACTATCATAGGAGATTTTAATTTAATTCCTGGTGGACGATCAAATAAAATTATAGATATTTTTAATCCTAATGACCAATATCCAAAAAGTGCATTTTGTACAGTATTAGGGGGAAGTAATAATCTAGTAACTGGAAATTTACAATATACTAATATCGTAGGAGGATCAGGTAATTTAATCGTCAATAATAATAACATTTATAGCGATTCTTTTTCTTCTATTCTTGGTGGCAGTTTAAATATAGTATCTGGTACATACTCTAACGTTTTAGGTGGAACAAATAATTTAATCAGTGGTTCTTATAGTAATGCTCTAGGAAAAAATATAACCATTAAAAATTCTGGGTCAATTGTATTAAGTGATGCTTCAACTGGAGTAAAAAACATATCTCAAGAAAATACATTGTTTTTGAATTTTGCTAATGGAATTTATATAACTGGTCAAGATCCAAATCATTCACCAATAGTTTTTGATTTGACAAAACTTCCAACAACGAATTCATTTATTCCGAAAGGAGGAGTTTGGTTAAGTGGCGGAGTTTTATGTGTTAAAACTTAGATTTTTTTAAGTCTCTCTATCAATTCAAAAACTTTACTTTTTGGAACATCTTTTATTGAATTGAAACTATCTGCACCATCAAATTTTTCTTTAATAAGTTTTTTCTTTAGAATTTCAAAAGAAATATTTTTTTCTTGCATAATTCTCTCCAATAAAACAGTGGGATTCATTGGATTTTCTTTTTCAGCATCTTCTTTGGCTACAAGACCCAACTTTGCATCACCTAGCTCTTCTTGTGATACAATGTTAATTTTTAGGAAATTACGTACACAACGAACAAAAGCTCTATTCTCTGCAATCGCTGCTAAAAAATAACGAGCAAAATCTTTAGTATTGACTAGAGAAGCATCTGCAAGCGCTTCAAATACAACTGGGCGATTTTCTGTTTCGTAATTTGGAATCCAAGTAATTCTACAAGATGTAGCAAAATAATTATCTGTTGCTGTAACTACATTATATTCAACGCTTGTAAAACCTCTGATTTGAGCGAGCTCTTTAATACCGCCAAGAAGAATAAGCAAATCTTTATCTTCTAATTTAGATACATCTGTTTCTTGTGTCCTTTGACGATTAGGTACAAGATATTGACTTTTAACCATAGCTCTCCAATTAATAGATCCATCATCATTAAATACATAATTAATATTATCATTTTCTAATAAACCATAATTATTTCTTATAAAGAGCTTTGGTGGTACGACTTTTGATTCATTCATAAGGCTATTATCTGTGATTGAAGTAATTTTATTAAGTTCTGAACTATTAATTGAAATTGATTCTTCCATTAGTGAATCATACTTTAAATTTGATCTTTTGTCAACTCGAAAAGATAGAAGTATTTAGCTTCTTCCCAAAATTCTGGTATATCTATAATTTTTATAGGTTTATGTTGAAATTCAATATTATTTAAATAAGCTGCTTTAGAATTATATATTTTACCTTGACTAATTGTAATTTTATTACATTTATAATATAAATTATTAATATTTTCTTTTAAATTCTTAACGTCTTTTTTTGTAGTTTTATTTAACTTTAAAATTTGACAGAAATCCATATATTCTAATTTGATTGATTCTATAAAATCTTCAGATAAGAAGCTAGAAGTTACAAATGGTTTGCCTAATTTCTTGAGGTTTTTTACAAAATCAACATCATGATTTTCATCTATATTATAAATAATTTGAGAAATATTATCTTTATATTTATTTAATATATCATATTTAATTAGTTTAGATGTTACAATTGAGCAATTATTTCTTTTTAATTGCTCTTCTAGAACTTCTTCATTAAATTCATAATCCATTCTCATGATCAAAGAATTAACTCCTAATTTCGATATATCTGCTATAATTGCATTAGGTACAGATTCAATTAGTTTTCTATTGTAATCATCACCCAAATGAACTGTTTTTATATTAATTTTATTTAAATCTAAAAATCTTAAAACTGCATTTGCTATATCTATTGGATCGATTTCATTAATAGTTTTTGGAGATTCTTCGGCTGAATAACTTGGCTTTCTATTTTTTTTGTCTATCTCCAAAATTTTAATGTTATCTTTAGAGCTAAAATATGGACCAGCATTTTCTGGTCTACTATTAGAATATAATGCAACAATTGGTTTATCATAATAACTTGCTACATGGACTCCAAAACTATCGGCACCAAAATGCAACAATCCTCTTTTTATAATATAAGCCGCTTGATTAATATTTGTTTTTCCTTGAAGATGATAACAATTTTCTATTGGTTTTTCATCTTTACCACCTATTTGAATAATGTGAATATTTTTTTCATTAAGTTGTGGTAAAATTTGATTAATAACTTCTTGCCAATAATCATAACTTTTTGATGTATATTTACTGCATGGTTGGAATGATATATATTTATCAAATGGAATTGGACAATATTTTTCATATATAAATGGCTTATCAATTTTTAAGCCGCAATTAAGAGCATATGTTTCAACTAGATGCATATTTATAATCCTTATAAGCTATATTTGTTTTACCATTATGTAAATATGTTAAGAATCTTTGAGTTTGAGCATAAGGTAAAAATGCAATATCAAAGTAACCTTTATGAGTACTGATTCCCTCCAGCCAAGGAAGACTATCCATTTGAGATATATATTCTATAACTTTATGTATATATGGATTGGCTTCTAAAACATCGAAATAATCTGATTTTGTAGCGACATAAAGATTATGGTTTGGATATTGATCTTTAATAGATCTAAATAAACTTGTAGATAAAAATACATCTCCAATACTTTCTGGCATAACATATAATATTCTTTTGCCAGCATCATCTTTATCTAGAAGATCTTCAAAAGAAATTTGTTTATTTTTATTATTATCTTGTAATGCTACTTGACGAAAATAATTTTCTATATCAATTCTTTTTGTTCCCTTTTGTAATTCTGCCATCCAATATTTATAACCTTCATCTTCTGATGGAATATTTTTAGTTTTTAAAATATTTTCGTATAAATATTTTACCCACGCTCCATCATCTTTAATCTCAGGGACAGAATGGTATGGATCTTTTTCTTCTATCTTGAAAGAGAAAGCTTTATCAATGAAAGAGCAAGAATCTATAAATTCTTCTATTTTTTTACCTATTATCTCTACAGAATAATTATCTATTGTCCATCGTCTAGCTTTTTTGCCATACTTTACTCTATCTTCTTTTGACATTTTATATACTTTATTTAAATTTTCTGCTATAGATTTTGGATATGTAGAAGCTTTTATAAACTCTGTTCCATGTTCTCTATACTCTGCCCATTCTAACGCAAAACTTGCAGCTTCATCTTTGCACATTTCTTCTCCGCAACTATAATTAGTAACTAAAGTAATTAATTCTGTAAGTTTAGCTTCTTGAATTGGGATCTCTTGACCTCCGCTCGTAAATGGATGACAATATACATCCATTAAGTTATATACCTCATTCAGCTGTTCTTCTGTTACTCCTATTGATACGTTAGTGGTAGTTTGTGATTTTTTATTATTACAAAAATTACAATCTATATCTTGACCTGTAAAATTTTTGACTTCATAATTTCCACAAGATTTGCATATATATGTTGTATATATTTCTTTTTTGTCTATTCCATATTCTTCAGCGAGCTTCATGATATTCCAACCTTCGCTAAAATGAGTATGTAAAAGTAAGCCAGCATTTTTTATGTTATTTTCTTTTTTCCAGATTGAATATCCTTCGAGCAAATTTGGAACGCTTTTGCGTAATTGATTTCTAAATACGAAACCAACTAAGAATTTATCTTTTTCTATATTAAACTTTGTTCGTAAATTATCCTTTTCTTCATCTGATAATCTATAGAAATTTTGCGTATCTAATGCTCCGTGAACAGTTTGTACATGTTTGTGACCTAATTTGTGAAGAGCTTGTGTTGCAAAATCGCTCCATATCCAATAATTTTTAACTTTTGGAGCGCATTTAACTGCTGAATCTAAAATTGGCAAAGAATCAAGAGTTGTCCAAATAACAGAATTAATTTTATTAAACCAAGGCTTATCTATCGCAAAATCTACTCCCCAAATATCTTGGACAGCAATATAAACGTCTGGCTTTTCTTCTTTAATAACTTCGTCTAAAAGATAAGCCCCATAACTTGCCATTCTAGCCAAATGAGGATCTTTATTTAATTTTTCTACTTCTTTTTGAGTATTTGGTAATGAACCGCAACTTTTCCAAGGAGTTCTATCTAATTGATTATTGCCTTTCTGCATACCACAACAATAATGTACAATATCATATTTACCAGTTTTATATAAATATTTAAGTATAGCTTTAGAATTTCTACCAAAGCCTGTCTTAGCCAAAGCGAAGTCAGATTGAAAAACGATCTTCTTACGCATTATTTTTACCAAAGATCGTCTTCTTGTTCAGATAAATTACCTTCTTCTATTGTATCTTCAACTTCGTCTTTTTGTTTTTTATTTTCTATAGCTTTGCTTTTAGCGTTTTTTAATTTTTTAATCTCTTCGCTTCTCTCTGTTGAGAAAATATGACCTAATCCGAACTTGATATATTCTGCAATTAGCCTAGCTTCTGCAAAAGTAAAACCAATAAGAAAACTAACCGCTGGTTGTGCAGTTTGCATTTTTGAGTTTTTGATTACATTCAAACTAAAACCAATTTGCTTTTCTTCTCTAATATATGGAGAGAACTTAATTCCTAGCTTTTGGTTTTCTGAATTATGAAAAAAATCTGCGTTTCTATTATGATCTAGTGCATCCAAAATACCACAAACCTCTATTTTAGATAATTTAACGACCACTTTTTTCTCTGGATTTTGAGCGTTTTCCGAAAAACTACCTATCTTTTTTTGATCATTCCAAGAGGCTTGTTTAATTAAATTTAAATAAAAATTACCATCAAGATTATTAAAAGAAAAGCTACAAGCTGTGCCAGTATTGCGAGGTGTGGGTTTATAAATTTGTATCATATATTATATATTATCATTACTTAATTAATAAATCAAGTTATTTTTCTTTAATTTCTCCAAGTTTCATAAATATCTTATGGTCTTGAACAGCTATTAAATCTGCAAAGACAGAATCTTCGCTCTTTTTTCTACCTCTTATTATAACTATATTATTTTCATCAGGTAAATGATTATTCATCTCTTTGCATTCTTCTATCTTATCATTAAATATAAGAGCATTAATTGTGGATGTTTCATCTTGCACATTAAGTCTTAAATATCTAGTCTTTTTACTATTATTAGCTATTCCAAGATATTGATCTTTTATAACACCAATAAATAATACAGGTAAACCTTCTGGAGCCTCATTTACTTCTCTTATATTAAGGAGATCTGGTTTTTGATCTGAGAAAATATCTTTTAATGTTGTATTATATGTATAACCCAGCAATTTATTCTCATAATACCAATTCGCAAATCTTTCATTTTTACTATTTTGTTCATAAATCTTTTTATATGGAGCATAAGCTTTTCTTATTGTGTCTAATCTACTTTCTTTAATAATAAATTTACCTTTTTCATCTTTTGTAGTATTTAAAAATTTAATTATTTTGAATAAATCATAATCAAACTTTTCGCCATATGTCATAGCATATTTTTGTTCATTTTGATTAAGTATATTCCATAATTGGGCTTCCAACACGACTTTGCTTCTTGATTGTTTAAAATTTTCCAATGCTCCAGCTTGAATCAAAGGTGATAAAACTCTAATAGATAATTTAGCTTGTTGAGCAGATTTAAATACATCAAATTTTGTAGCATATTTATTCCTAAAATTATTTAGTCTTTCTATTGATTTATCAGAAATACCTTTAATTGATAATAATCCAAATCTAATATCTTTCTCTTCTACGCTGAAATCCATTTCAGATTTTACGATATGAGGTGGCAATAACTTGATATTAAATAAATCCATTTCTTTATGTATTTTAGAAATTTCATTAATTGGATCTGGTTCAAATCTTGTCATCTTTAATAAAGACAAGAAGAACTCTTTAGGATATTTAAATTTAAGATAGATTGTAATTGCTGCCAAAGCTGCATAACTTTGACTATGGCTTGCGTTAAATGAATAGTTGGCAGAATCTTCTAAAATTTTCCACAAAACCTCTCCTACTTCTTTTGGTAAATTATTCTTTGCGCATTTCTTTTCAATCTTTTCTTTCCACGCTTTAATTTCTTCAACCTTTTTCTTTCCTACAATTCTTCTAAGAATTTCTGCTTCATCTAGTGTGAATCCAATCTTATGAGCCATTTGCATCAATTGCTCTTGATAAAGTGCTACTCCACCAGTTCTTTTCAAAATATCATCAAAAAATGGATGAATAGATTGAAACTCTCCTGTTTCAACATATTTAGCATATTGATCTACAAACTGCAAAGCTCCAGGTCTAGCAAGTGCTAATACAGCACTTAATTCTTCTGAATTTCTAGGTCTAACTTTTCTGCATACTTTAAAATTAGTATCTGCTTCGATCTGGAATAAACCATGAGGACTTCTAAGGTCTTGTAATTGCTGATATATAAAATTATCTTCAATATCTATATCTTCAATATTTTTATTAATCATACTACATACATCATAAACTACTGAAACGCTTCTTAATCCTAGCAAATCTAATTTGACATTAAATTGACTTATATCATTCATATCAAATGCACTAACTGATTCTTTATCAGAAGATAATTCTAATGGGCAAGTTTCTGATAATGGACTATGGGAAATTTGAACACCAGAAGGATGTACTCCTTTATTTTTAATAAGATTACGAAGTTTTAAGGCTATGCTATATATTTCTGAATTTTCATCGCACCATTCTTTAAATTTTTCCACTTCTTCATATGCTTCTGAAATATCTTTAACTTGTCCGAATATTTTTGGGATAAGAGAACTGACTCCTGTCATTTCTGTTTCACTTTTTTCATCAACTATTTTTCCGCACTCTTTAATTAATAGTTTTCCACTCAAAGTGTTAAATGTTAAAATTTTACTAATTCTATTAGGAAATATTTGATTCAAGAAATCTATAACTTTATGTCTATTATAATAGCAGATATCCAAATCTACGTCACACATTAAACTACCATCTAAGTATGTTACCCCATCAACAACTTGCTTTTTAGCTCTAATCTTAGATATAAATCTTTCAAAATAAAGATTATGTTTAATAGGATCAATCTTTGTAACCCCAATAAGATATAAAATTAAACTGCCAGCGGCACTTCCTCTTCCTAATCCTGTTGGTATTTTATTTTCTTTACAATAATTAATAACTAGCCAAACAAGAATTATATAATCAATAAACCCCAAATCTTCTATGATTTCAAATTCATGGTCTAATCTCTTCTTATATTCTTTACCAGTTGGTAAGTTAGAATAAGCTAATTTTTTTAAAAACTCTGTATTTGATGCGTCTTCTGATAAGCCTAGATTACTTTTATGTTCTGTCTTGACTTTAAATTCTGGCAGTCTTACTCCATATAAAGGTAAATCAATTTTACTAAATGAATTAACAAAATCAAAAGTCTTCGTCATCACTATTTTTCTTCTTGCGTCTCTTTTTATATTTATTTACTGACTTATCTAAGTTCTGTTGAAATTCAGAAAGACCTTCTTTTAAGGCTGCAAAAGATTTCTCTTCATTTTCTAATGAATAAAAAACATCAGCTTTACTAGTGGTTTTTCCATGCTGCAAAGTAATCAAAAGATAATCAATCTTTTCTTTTTCAAATTTTTGCAAAATATCGTATATAAAATCCATTGATGCCATAAAAGTATTATATGTGTTGTTTAATAAAAATGCAATCAAATATTAACCATATATTTAATTTTATTCCATACTTTAAAATTTAATTCAAGATCTGAAAGAGCATTATGTAAAGAATCATAATCATGTTGTATATCCAAATCTTTTCCTGCAGCTGTAAGATTAGTCCTAACATTTTTCACTTTAGTATGATAAAGTTTATACATATATTCTGGAAGACTGTCTTTTTTTGAATCAAAGGCATTTGAAGTTTTAATTCCTTTATATAATAAATTTGTATCTATAGATTTAGATATAAAATCAAAAGGTTTTAATCCCATAAATTTATAATATTCAGACAATATATAAAGATCAAATCCTAGAATATTATGGCCTACTATATAGTCTGCTTTTTCTATCCAATCTTTCATAGTAGGAAAAAAAGTTTCTGGTGAAATTCCATGCTTTTCTATATTTTTTGGATCATATCTTGTGATTTTTGCTGCATCTTTGCTTACTTTAAGATGAGTATTCCATTTCAAATAAACATCTTTAGAATCAATAATTTTATCGCCTTGGCATTTAATCATCGCTACTTGCCAAGGTCTATTATGACAATAATTTAAACATAGATTAAAAGTCTCACAATCTATAAATAATAGAGTCTTACTTTTATCAAATCTTAAAAGATGTTCGTCCATAATTATCCTATATCCTCAAAAGGATCATGTATAGTTTCTTGATCTTTATTTTTTTCATATATATGATAAGGAATTTTCATTTCTCTTATATTATAATGCCACTCTAAATGTTCTATAAAAGTTTGCTTTATCCAAACTTTATTATCTTTTGTAAGATTATACATATGAAAGAACTTTAAATTATCTGCAAAAGCTACTATATAGACATCTGCACCTAATTTATTTCCAGCCCAAACACTAATATATTTTTGCCTATCTCTTTCTGAATATCTGGAAAGAATAGCTGCAAAATAATTTGGTGATGGTTCAAAAATATAATTATCTATTCTAGTTAATTCTAAAACTGCTTTTGCTTCTGGCATATCATTTTTAAAGCTTAAACAGATTAAATCTAGATCAATTGCATAAAGTCCATCTTCTTTATAAAGCATATTTCTATATCCAAGACCTCTATCTTCATTATCGGTCCTTTGACGAACTTTATTTCCATATTCATTAACTATTTTTTGTATTGTTTTCATTTTTTGTTTTGTTCTTGCCAACTTTCTACGCAAAATTCATCGCTAGACATATGCTCAATTTCTGGTTTATTTAGTGTCGTTCTATTATTGATACATCTAAACGTAAGAAAGCTTTTAAAATCTTTTTTATTTTTATAATAAATGCTTTTAGTTTGAAGCGTATCTAAGTTATTTAAATTTGCAAATTGGTTCATTTTATGTTTTAGAATTGAATCAAACACTAAAGAATTATCCTCAATAAATACTGTTGGTTTGTAATTTTCTATAAATGGAACACATTGATATCCTTTTAAACTATTATTAAATATAAAATTATCATAGAATGGAATTGCTATTTTTATAGTGTTATTGAAATGTTCTTTTAAAATATTCATATCTAACCTTGGAGTATAATAAAAACCTTCAACACTTGCTTTAGTCCAAAGCTTTACTAAAGTTTTATAACCTTCTGTGCCATTAGCAAATATTATTAATTTATGATGTTTTTTTAGTTCTTCTTCATTTTTATTGGTTATATTTTCACAGAAAACAAATTTTATGCCAAATATAAGATCTATATTATTGGCTTTTAGATTTTTAAAAGCTTGAAGAAAACCACTAAAACAATCTTCCACTAAAAATACTTTTTTTAATTTATTATCTTTTGCTATTTGGACTATTGAATCTGGCTCGTTTTCTTCTGAATTTCCTTCTTCTAAAGTCAAAATACTTTTACCTATTGAAAAATGACTTTTAAATAATGGAATTACATTGTACATGATTCGTTTATACTATATTTAATATTTTACGTCAAGCCAAATCTTCAAAATCATCTTTAGGTTTTCCAGACATTTCTTCTAGAATATCATTAGAAGATTGGTTAATTGAAATATTATTAAATCTTGGACAACCATTATATTTTCTTTTTTCTATTTTAAATCCTTTGACATCTTTAAAATTACCATCAAAATTTGATTCTATAATTTCATTTTTATCATTTAATTTGACATAATATTCGAAAGAATCTTTGTATGGACATTTCCAATTACCAACTCCACACATCCATTTGTTTTTAGGATTATCAGAAGCAAAATTAGACTCTGCGCTTTTAATATCAAAGTTATTAATGTGAGCATTTACATATTCTAGATAATACTCAAAACCTTTTATTTGATTATCATCAAACTCAAGCTCTTGTATGGGTTGTTTAGGGAATCTTAAAAATAAGAACTTTACAATAGGCTTCAATTTAGGCCATAATTTTTTACTCGCAAGACTATACATCATAGCTTGAATATTTGCTTCAAGGTCATCACCCCTAAATTTAGCCTTGGAGCTTTTATAATCAACTATTACCATTTTATTTTTCATTTTAATAGGCTTATCAATAAAGCCCTTAACATGATACTTTGGATTATCACTCTTTATTTCAAATGCATACTCTGGAGATACGATTTTACCATCTTCTCCGTAAAAATCATGCTTTAAGCCAACTAATATCATTTCATCTAAAACTTCAAAATTAGACATATCTAATGGAGACTGATTCATTAATTTAATAACCAATCGTTCTATAGCTTTACTGCCTTTTATAGAATTCTTTTTAATTATAGAATTAAAATGTTTTTTATGCTTCTTATTCAAGAGAAGTTCAAAAATTGTATGGCAAATTGTACCCCTAAGACTTCCATCATTTTGTTTTTGAGGAATTTTTTTATGATAATGATTCCAATATGTCCAAGAACATATTTCTAAAGTCTTTATTCTCGATGCCGATAAAACTTTATTTTGATCAGACATAAATTTTTAATTCTTTCATCTTTTTTATTTTTGCTTGGACTGCTTCTTTTTTTGAACGAAATCTTCCTAAATGAAAAATTTTTTTATTAAATCTTAATCTTGATTGCCATTTTTTTCTTTTAGGATCATAATATAAATTAGTTTCTTCTATTGGAGTTTTTTTAATAAAATATTTATAAAATTTTTTTAAATTTTGTTTTATCCATTTATTTCTTTTATTCTTATGATTTAAAATAGCAGATTTACCGTATAAATATAATGCCATTTTATCGTAAGCAATTGATGCTTTAGCTTCAGAAGAAAATGCTTTTTTATATTTGATATTTTTGTGTCTTAATTCTACGTGAATAGAATTTTTATCTCTATAAACGCCAATATATTTAGAAGTTTTATTTTTTGCTTTACTTTTACCTTGATTTGATCTACTCATCTTTTCTAAAGATGCTTTAGTTAAAATTCTATTAGGTTGATAAATTTCTAAATTATAACCATTTGGTGCAAGACTATTATATTTTATAATATATTTTGTTTCTAATTTTGGTAAGTTTTTATTACGTGATTTTACTATTATTCCAAATTTAAAATTTTTATATCCATATTTTTTAATAGCAAATTCTATAGGTGTCCTAGGATCTCTTTTCGCTTTACTTTTATGCTCTACCCATCTTCTAATTGCATTTTTGGCCGTAGTTTTACCAATATATTTTTTATTATTGATTAAATTAGTAATTTTATAGATATATCCCATATAATGTTTACACTACTTTCGCTCTTTTTGCTCCATAAAATTAATATCTTTCCATTGTAAAATTTCTTCCTTAGTCATTTCACCAAAATCTTTCTTAGATGGTAAAACTATTTTAATTTGGTGTTTATCAAAATGCTTTAGTAATTTCTCTTTAGTCTTTTCTGCAGCTATATTACCAGCATTATTTTTATTTGCATCATTGTTAAATGAAATATAAATTTTATTAGGATTTAAAATCAATAATGTATTTAAAACGCTAGTATTTAAATTAATACCAAACGTAACAATTGTATTTTTAATTCCTGCTTCCCAAAGACTAAGCATATCTCCAACACTTTCAATTAGAAAAACTTCTTTAGACTCTGATAGAATATTTGCATTTACTTGAAGTGGATATTTCCAATTCACTTTATCTCCTACTAATTTCCATTTTGGGCACATCTTTTCATTTCTATTAAGAATATCTCTTCCTGCAACCCCAATAAGTTTACGCTCTTTATCGAAAATAGGGAAAACATACCTGCCTTTCATTCTTCCTTCTTTTAAGATCCCACCTTCAAAAATATTCATTGTTTCATCACTAATATTTCTTTTATGCCAAAATGAATGATCTTTAACTAGTTTAGTTAGAACATCAGATGAATAGCATTTTACCTGTTTAATTTGTGGCTTTTTATAAACTGTATATGTTTCTGTATTTGGTAATTTTTGAGTTATCCATTCTTTTGCTTCAACATTATCTTGAAGATTTAAAGTCATTCTAACTAGATCTTGAAGATTACCTGTTATATTTTCCTTAAAATCTACCCATTTACCAGAGTCTTTATATATAACTAAAACATTTTCATTATCTGAATCTCTATATAGAGGCTTTGTGCGGTACTCTTTTGAATACTCTTTTAGATTGTAGCCAAGATTAGATAAAATTTCTTTTATATTTTCCATTGTAATGCTTCGCTTATGATTGGAAATTCTTTCATGAAGATTTTTTTACATCTATCAGCAATTATCCTATGTTCTTTTTGAGTATTTTGTTCGGTTCTTAAATCAATATAATGAATCCAACTTCTTAATGAGCCTTTCATATACATTGTGGTTTCTGTGGTCAATGGGAGAATCATCCTAGCCACCTCTTTAGCTACTCCATTTTCTATCATAGTCTCATAACAATGTTGAGATAATGAAATAGATTCTGCAATTAAATTTGTTACATTTTTATATGCTGGACTTGTTACTGGCATAAGATTCTCTCCAACTTGACGATTTTTATCTCCTTGAAGTCTTAACTCAATATCTTCAAATTCTGTAGCAAGACTATATCTTTGACTAAATTCTTGGAATGAAAATGATCTGTGTCTAAGAATTTGAGCGGCAACTGCTCTGCTTGTTTTTATTTCTAAAACCATATCAACCATTTCAAATGGAGACCAATGTTTATGTTTAATTAAAAATCCTAATAGTTTTGGCGCTGTTTCAGTATTCATCTGATTAGATGGATTACTTACTCTAGCGCAATAAGCTACTAAATCTTCTGCATTTTTTACGCCATCAATATATGGTTGAGTTACTGATATCAATTTTACGTTCATATTAATTCTCCATCTTCATTTGATCCGTCTTGATCAAAATCAAGTCTTTCATTCTCTGCGTCAACAATTTCTCTTAAAGTTCCTCTTTCTTCTACATTAAAATTCCCAACATCAAAGTTTATATAATTATTAAAATATTTAAATTCATTTTCTCCTACTCTTCTGCGAACTAAATCGTGATGACCTGTGCCTTCTCTTCCTTGAAATCGAGTTTTAATTGCAATTAATTTATGTGTTCCAAATTGTTCTCCATCAACTTGAATTTCATCTTGTGTTTTTCTTCTAAATATTCCGACAAATGAAGCAAACCATTGCATACGATCTGATAATGCAATAGCAGAGCTATCATCTGTAACTTGTTGAGCATTTCTATTAAAGTTTTCTCCTGTTCTATTTAATTGCATAGCCGTAACTACAGGGCATTTTATTTCTTCTGAGATTCTTTTTAGTTTATCAATTTTCTCACCAATAGCTTGATGCTCTGCCCAATTTTGGCTGACTTTTTCTCCAGTTAGCTTAATATAATCATAAGCAATAAGAGCTTGATTGCCTCTACCGACTTTTGTATAATACCATCTACGAATAATTGAAGCAACTTCATCAACATTTTTATTAGCTACATGATAATGATAATGAGTCATACCTTTTACCTTTGGCCATGCATCTCTAACTTTTTGAATCATTTCTGGATTCTTTCTCCAATTTCCAGTTTCAATAAACCAAAGTGGAACACCAGATATACTTGCAACAAGTCTCATTTGCGTATCTAATGTGCTCATTTCTGTATCAAGAATAAGGGCTTTTGTATTTTTATTATGCATGTTGGCTGTTTTGTAACATATATCATTAAGCCATGTGCTTTTGCCTTGTCCAGGTCTACTTACTATAGCGTAAATATTCCCTTGTTTTAGACCTCCATATAGATTATTAAAATTGTTATATGGAGTTCTTAAACCAGTTTCTTCTCTTGGATTATTACCAATCTCTTCAATAATATTTTCCATCTCTTCAAAAAGATTCACTGGTTCCCCTTCAAGATAATATTGAGTTACTTTATTATTATAAATTTCATCAACTTTTGAAACAATAGAATCAATTCCATCTTCTGCATTCTCTTTTACATATTTCTTAACATTTTCTGCTGTTTCAAATAGTTCTCGTCTTACTTTAATTTTACTTAATTCTTTGCAAGCATTTAAAGTACCTTGAGTATTAATTTGAGTTAAAGCTAAAGCATCAATATAAGAGAATATATCAATCTCATCCTTGAAAGATATACCAAGATTTTTAATCTTTTGCGCTAATAATACTTTATCTATTTTATTATTTTTATTTAATTCATCTTTAATACAAGAAAATATTGTACTGTGCACATCATTATAAAAATCTTTTTCAGATATAAATCTTGATACATCAAAAAATACTTCTGGATTTCTAATGAGACCACCTAAAACATGACGCTCTACTTGAACTGAATATATGGGCATACTATATAATTTTAGTATGTATTTAATTTTTAGTCAACTATTCTTTTTTCTTACGCTTCTTTTTACCAATATCTGCAATATTTTGCATTGTGCATTCAATATTCAACGAATTAATTGCTTCTGCCCAATAATTAACATATTGTTGTAGAGCCATAGCATTTAATTGATTATCAAATTTGGTTAATACTTGTGGATCGCCTTCTGCATTAAAATTAAATAAAATAAATCCGCCAAACGAGTTTTCATTTAATGCTTCAAGCAATGACTTCGGAAAATCTTTCTGCACATAAAATTTTACACTAAAATATGTTAATATCGAAATTTTGAGAAAAGAAATTGAGTGATAAATTTTTTAAATCTTTTTCATAAATTTCAATAAATTTAAAATTATTTTTTTCCAACCACTGAGCTTTTTTGCAATCTCTTTTTATACTTTGAAGATAGTTCATTCTAGAATTTGAATGAAAAAATTCATTAAAGCTTTCATGTTGATTGCCATTAACTTCTACGGCTATTCGTTTTGTTGCATTTAATAAATCAACTTTCATTAAAGATCCATAAACAGGAAACTCTTCATAAACAATATGATTTTTCCAATATTGTTCGAAAAATTTTTTTACATTAAATTGTATTTTACTGCGGCTTGGTTTATCCCAATCAATTAAATACTTTGAGACATTTTTATTAACTAGTCTACCATTTAAACTGTATAACCTCATGCAGGTATAAGTTTTTTATATTTATCAAAAAGATATTCTGTTATTTTAGGATTTTCTTCTAAATATTTTCTGAAATTATCCATACCTTGATGTTGTTTAATTAAATCTAACCCAGCATTTTTTAATTCTTTTATTAATTCATCTCCAATAGTAATCCAGGCTCCTTTAGCTGTTACGAATTGCCAAGCGATTAATTGATCAATAATTTCATACTCTCTCCAAATAGATGAACCATTTTTTCGTCCATGCTTAATAGGATATTCTACTTTATGATTTGTTGTCTCATTTGTAGATTTCTTAATTGTAAGTTTAGCTGTATGACCAACAATTTTATTTTTAATTGGATCATATTTTTCATTTGGTTTCTCAAGAATAAGATCTTTGTTAAACCTTGGTTCAAATTCTAAAATCCAATTTGCAAAATGCAAAAGAGCGTTTCCACCTGTCGCTGTAGTTTGACGAATATCTTTATTCGCTGCATATGGATCTAATTTAATGTCTGAACGAACTTGACTTATAAATATTGCCATATGACCTCTTTTAGACAAAGCAATAGACATTTTTTTCATTAAAACTGATGAAATTACTGCTCCTCCTGCTACTTTTGTTGCATCAGAAAGAGTTTTAACTGCGTCATTTTTTGGCATTAAACCATCAACAGAATCTAAAATGAATAAATATTTTTTATTTTCTGGATTATTTTTTACTAATTCAAGCATTAATTCAGAGACTGTTTCAAATATATTTGATTCAAAGATAAAGCAATTTCCGTCCTTCCATTCGTCTGCGTTTGTTACAAATACGACTCCAGACCTTTCTTGAATTTCTTTAGATAGTCTTCCTTCTGCTTTAATTAAGACTCCTCTAGAGTTTGGAACTGTATTCAAAAAATTCTTTAAGACTTCCAAGGCTTCACTTGTCTTTCCGCCTTCATTCATGCCCAAAAACCTATGCAATCCAGGGCAAAATCCTCCACCCATAACGAAATCTAAATTAAGACTTCCAGATGATACTTTATAATAAGTTTCATCTTCGAAATTATAATGGTCCTCTTTATTATCTTTTAAAAAAGATTTTAAATATTCATTATTTGATAATGCATTTCCGCTATTTGTCGCTTGATCTTTGTCTTTAATTTTTGCCATAATTATATTATAAAATTAATTTACTAATTTGTCAATTTAAAATCATTTATTAAATTTAAATATTTATCGTTCCAAAATGGATAAACTTCTCCATTTATAGCTTTTTCAAGATTAATTATTGAAAATTTTTTTACTAAATGATTTTCTCCATCTTGGTGAAGGTGAACAGCTTGAGGATATAAACAATTTTTTTCCCATCTTAAAAATGGGGGTTTACATAATAACATTTCATTTACTAATATGGGTAAATAACAATCGTAAATTGATGGTAAGCTAATAATGCAAATCGTTTTTATATCTAAAGATATAGATAAGTGATAAAACGCGCTATTTACGCAAATAAAATATTCACATTCTGCGATTTTCTCAGCAGTCTCGGCTAAAGTCTTGTCAAGATAGTCTTCTACATTATTTAGAAGTCCTATTTTATTATTAATTTCATCTTTTCCTAAACTTTGTCCAAATTGAATAAATTGGTATTTATGAGAGTTATTATTAATAAATTGCTGCAATATTTGCAAATTCTCTTTATATAAATTTCTTGTATACTTATCTAAAATAGACTTTCCACTTATACAATCTAAATGAAGTCCTATTGTGTTATGTTTTTTATTTTTTTGAGGAATATATAAATTACCCTTTGGTTTAATATCAACATTAAGTCCTAAAGCCCTACAAAATTGTTGCAAAGAATTACCATTTCCACAATTAAAATTCGATATAATTTGATCTAAATTAACTGGATTCTTTGCCTTTTGTATATTGAAAAAACTTGCATCTTTCTGATCGGTATAATATGGATTTCTTGAAAATACGAATTCTGAATAAATATTTGTATTTAAAAAATTTATGTTTTTATATTCTTTAGAGCATTTTTCTGGAATACTTGACAATAATATATTTTCTCCGAGCTTTGGCAAGGTATATATTGCTTTAATTTCACGAGAAAAATCATACATAGTTCCTCTGATTTCTTTATCTTTGTAAAAAGAAATTATTATATCTTCTGGATTTTTCATTATCTTAATTTTTTATAAAATCTATTAAAGATATTTTTTTATTATCAATAGCTTTATCTTCGCCTATCTTATTTTGTTCTAGATTATAAATTTTTTTTTGATTTTTTACGCCTATTAATGTTATTTTTTGGTTAATTAAAAATTGTTTACCTTCAAAAGACAACAACCAATCTAAAGACTTCAAATTTTTAGATTTAATTTTAAACCAAAATAATGGATTTTTTTCGAAAATAATAAGTTTTTTAGCTTGATTTATTTCGTAACCCCAAGCAATATTTTTAGACTTTACAAATTTTTTGATTATATAACGACAAAGTTGAAATTGTGTTAAATGTTTTTTTAAAGCCATTAAAGTATAATATCAGAGATTAGTTTTATATTCAAGCAAAATTATTCATACTGCTCTAAATCATTTCGTATCATTTTATCTACTAGCATAGGAAAAGTTATATTTGGTTTCCATTCTAATTCGTTTCTTGCTTTATTTGAATTACCTAATAATAATTCAACTTCTGCTGGACGATAAAATTTTGGGTTAATTTCTACTACTAAAACTGGTTTATTTTGTAAATAAACATAATATTTTTCATCTTCTGGTTTACCAGTTTTATTTTCCCATTTTCCTATCATGTAACAATAAGCAAAAGCTAATTCAACAAACTCTCTAATAGTGTGAGTTTCATTTGATGAAAATACATATTCTTTAGGAATACCGTCATATTTAGGATTATACTTATCTTGATTCAACATCCTCCAAACGCCATCAATAAAGTCTTCTGAATCACTCCAATCTCTCTTGGCATCAACATTTCCTAATTGTAATGGTGTAAATGGTTGTTCATTTTTAATTGCATTAAATATTTGAGCAACTTTTTTAGTAATTTTTCTTGTTACAAACTCTTCTCCTCTTCTTGGACCTTCGTGATTAAATAGCCATCCTTGTATAGCGTAAAGATTATATGATTCTCTGTATACTTTAATTAATTGTCGTGAAGCAGCTTTACTAGCTCCATATGGACTTCTGGGCCTTAATGGATGATTTTCATCTTGAGGAGAGTAAATAACATTTCCAAATTCTTCGCTAGATCCAGCTTGATATAATCTACAAGATGGTTTATAAAGTCTAATAGCTTCTAATATGTCTAATACAGATGTAGAATTTGTAGCCCAAGTTTGTCTTGCAAAATCCCAACTACTTGCAACAAAACTTTGAGCTGCAAAATTGATAAAATAATCTGGCTTTAATTTTTCTACAGTTCTTGCTATGGCGTGGGCATCTGTAAGGTCAAAATTAATAAGATGAAAACGATCAGAATCTATATGTCTGATATTTTCGTGATTATACACGCTTAATCTCCTGACTCCACCAAATATAATATAATTTGTGTGCTTCAATAAATAATCCACCATATGACTTCCATCTTGTCCAGTAACGCCTGTAATAACTACTACTTTTCTGCCATCTAATAATTTGCTTGCATCATCTATATTCAGAATATTCGCAGTATCTATTTTTTTTCCGTAATATGTTTCCATAAAGTTTAAACTCATTAAGTTTTTATCTCCGTTAATATATTATTAAAGAATTTGTTTTGTAATTCTAATTTTCTTTTATATCTTAACATATTTGCTTCATCTACTTCTTTTGCAGTTATGTTGCCATATCTAGCTTTTTCAACTGCGTCAAAAGTTATTTTATTAGCGTTTATCATATTATGATATTCTTGAGAATTAACAATTTTATTCATTAAATCGCTAGATATTTGTTTTTCTATATGAATATAACAATTATGCCAATTAGGGGCTACTTTTTCGTTTAATTCTTTTTTTACATGCAAAATGCTTAAATAATCAAATGCATAAGCTTCATCTACTAAAAGATCTATCATTATTTATATAATATAACATAATCAGATAATATTCCAACGAAATTACCATTTATTTTCTTGTTATTAAAATTAATTTTAATAAATTTCCCTGATAATTTATTTATATTATTATCAATATGAGATAATATGAATCCTTTGGACGTTATAGTAAAAGCATCATCTTCATGCCAAAAATAATTGTATTTATTATGATTTGCAAAATATTTTAGGCTTTGAGCGTCTTTACAATGTATCCATAGTTTTTTATAGTATTTATTTAACCATTTTTCAGTTAAAACCTCTATAGGTTTATCATGTCCACTATAAATATTGTTTTTATGCATTTTTACATCAATTTCTACTTCAAATCCATTTTTCAATGCATTCTCAATATATTTTATTGTATTTTCTTCTTTTAAATTTGGTCCATTAAAATTGCCTCTATGGGCTATAAGCATCATTTTTTATATCCCCATTTTTCTATAGCTTTTTTATATTCTATCTCATAATTCCTGTCTATAGATTGGCGCATAGCTTTTGTTCCAGCTAATGTGCCCATAGGGTGCGAAGATAATGCTCCACCAACATTTGCCATCCAATTTCCATGTCCAACTTGATTCATAATATAATCAATTAGTCCAGGATGCATACCGCAACTAAGAGCTGGTACAGCATTAACATCATTTAAAATCTTTATTGTTTTTTTAACTTCTACGGTTTCATTATCCATGTAACCACCAATCATACCAGCATGTAATGTAGAACAACCACTTTGAGCTACAAGCTTAAATATAACATTTTGATCAATTCCATATCTATGATCTAAACAATTTAAAATTTTATCACCACTTTTTTGAAAATGTATTAAAATAGGTAAATTTAATTCTCTGACACTTTTATATGCTCCTAATCCACAATGAAAATTAATATGAACACCATTTCCACCTAATTCATAAACTTGTTTGACTCTTTTTAAAATTTGAGAATGGTCTGCGTGTATAGATACAGCATAAAAGACTTTTGATCCAGTGCTTCTTAAATAATCCATAACCAATGGAACTCTTTTATGAATTGGACAATGCTCTGGGTCAGAAAGAATTTCATCTTCTTTAATAAAATTGCATCCTCCATCAATCATTTGTTTCACTAAATCAAGATTTTTTTGAGGAGATAATCCTATTTTTGGTTTTACAATTCCTCCAAATATTGGTTTATCATCACTTATATTGCAATATTCCTTTATTTGTTTTAATCCTATTTTTGGTCCTTTTAATAAACATTCCATGCTTTTAGTCAATTGTAAATCTGTTATAAAACAACGATAAATAATATCTATATCACATTGTCCGCCCATGATTTGAACTAGTAGCTGACTAATTCCATCTGTTTCAAAATTTATATTAGCTTGTGGAAAAGCAAATTTTACATTACCTTTATTCTTATTAAGAAGCTCTTTTTCGTCTGCTAATACTATAGCACAATGATTGTCTATCATATCTTGTGTTTCAAACTCTGATCTTGCACTTGGATTTCCAATAGATTGACCTATAGCAAGATTCCAAGCTGCATCTCGAAGATTAGTTTTTGATTCTAAATCATAAGATACAATATAATATCTATTAAAAAAATCTTTATCTAATTGGTCGTCTGTTTTAAATATATTATAGTTTAACATTGTATTTATCTTTTTTGATAGATGGAGTTTTAATTACTATAAGCTCACAATCTTCCAGGAAAATTGGATCAGCAACCTCATTAGGATATAATATGAATATATTACCTTTTTTTAAAATTTTATTTTGAATTTTCATTTTACCAGATATTAAATAATTATATTCTGTAGCCACTTTATGATAATGTTTTGGCCATATTTCATTTTTTTTATGTTTTTTATAACATATTTCAAATTCTTTAGTTTTAAATGTGGTAGGTTTAAAATCACCTATAAACCAACCTCCTTTATAATTTTTAATATTATCTATTTTCATGATTTACTGTATCTATAATGTATTTCGCCAATGTTTCTGTATTATATAGTTCTTTAACTTGACTTATCATTAAATTTCTTAAATATTCATACTTATTCATATCTTTAATCTCACTTAGTATTTGTAAATCAATTTGTTGCCAAAGATCATATTTTATATCAATTAAAGTTTTTGTTTCTTGGCAAAATTTACGATTTATAAGTGGCATTGTTTGTATAGGAGATTTATCAATATCTACAAAATATGGTAATGTTCCTTGAGACATTATTTCATAGTGCCTCATGCAATCCCATCCACCTTTTTTACAGGTTATAGCAAAAAAACTTTGACCATAGTCTGAATAGTAAGATTTTTCTGTAAAATGAGTATAATTTTTTCTGTTATGAGCTGGAATATTATTAGAAAATAGTTTTATTTTTTCATAATTAAAATTAAATTTTTGTTTAGGGATTGCAAACCAAATAGGATAACCTATTCCTATATTTTCTCTTTTAAAATAAAAACCTTTATTTAATAGATCTTCTCTTTTGATATCTTGACCGTCACTTCCATCTAAAAATATTAATTTGTTTGATGGGTAAATTTGCAGGCATTTATTTAATAAATCATCTCTTTCATAAATAGCTTTGCTAGAATCTTTAGGGTCATTTCTACAAATGCCAAAAATAACTAAATCAAAGTATTTATTTTTAATTTTAGAATATATATCTACTCTATCAATATTTAAATCTTTTAAATTTCCGCCATATGTATATCCCCATCCATGTAAAGGTTTTCTAATGGTTTCAAAATTTTTTTCATCAAACAAGTTGCAATCTTCATATAAATACCATAATTTATTTGCATCTACTACCGACGCTCCATAAACTTCTCTTAATCCATGAAAAACAGAATCATGTAAATAATCTGGCAAAACAGCATTGTTACCTATAAATAATATGTTCATATTATATTTTTAGTAAAATATTCTAAATCTTCTGGTATTCCTATTGGATAATGAAGATTATAATAGTAAGGTAATATAGTTTTGCCCTCTTTTATTAGATAATTATAACTTGGAGCAACATAGAATTCATTACTATATTTATCATTTAAATTAATCATTTTTTCTGCAGATTGTATAAAAAATTTACCATACTTCCAAAAATGTAAACCATTTGTAGCGATGTTGCTAATAACTATCTTTTCTTTGATATCTTGTATTCTTAAATCATCTCCTAATTTTATGTAACTATTCTTAGATGATGTAGAATGAAATGCTCCTAGAACTCCATCGGCATTATTATATTTAACAAAATTTAATAAGTTACTTAAATTAAAGTCTAATATTATTTGATCACAATTAATTATGATCAGCGAATCATCATTGTTAATAATATCTTTAGCTAAAAGACAAGAACATGCTGGTCCATCTGTTTTTTCTGGTGCGATTACTGTTTTATAATTAATTTTATGATTGGTGACTATTTGTTTAAATCTTACATCTTCAAAAAGAGTATTTTGAGATATAAAAATAAATTGTACTATATCATTTTTTAAATTATCAATAACTCTTGATAACATTAATTCATTTTTTATATCAATAAATGGTTTAGGAGTATTGGGATGAGTTTTTTCAAATCTCTTTCCTAGTCCAGCCATAGGTATTACTATATTTATTTTCATCTTAATACATCTATATCAAGTCCTGTTGCTACCCATTTAACTCCTACAGCGTGAAGATAAGCTTCTAAATTTATTTCAGCAATAAATGATTTTGTATTTTCTAATACTTGTTTATGATATAACCAAAAATTTGCATATAAATTAGCCTTTTCTGGATTTGATAAAAAATAAATGTCGCTTATATGCTCTGGTTCTCCAGGTCGAGTATCTGGGTTTTGATACGACGTCCTGCAAAATCCATAACCCGATAAAGCGTTTTTGATCTCATAATCAGATAAAATTCCATTATATGATATATCTCCTCTAGTTCTTAACACTAGATCATATTTTATATTATGCTCTTTCTCATAAGACAGTCTTAATTCGTTGGCTCTCCAAACTTTATAGAACATAGGCAGGAAACTATTATTAATTCCATGCTGTTGATAATTAGAATAGTTAAATTTAGACTCTAATGTAGAATCATTAAAAATTTCTATTTCTGATCTGTTTGGTTTAAAAATATTTATAAATTCATTAGCGTCTCCATCTTGTGGCCACCAATGAGTTCCAGTAATAGGTATAGATTTACCAAATTGATCTTTAGTTTCTTGTTTTTTTTGAATTTCTTTGACTTGCCAATCCCAAGTAGAAATAAATATATTGCAATTATATTTTGATAGAAAAACTTTATCTAATAAAGGATAACTTCTTTTAAATGATCTTGGCAAACCAGATATGCAAATTGCTATTTTCATTAGGATTCAAAGATAAGAAGTGCATCCTGTCCTCCAACATTAAAATGATTATGATTTAAAATACAATTATATTGTAAATTATTTAAAAAATTAAAGCATTTTTCATGAAGTTCTTGTGAATGAGTAAGCATAAATATATATTTAATTTTTTTATTTTTAAAAATATTCTCATTTTGAATTAACATATCGAGCTCTGATCCATCTATATCTGAATGCAATATATCTAAATCATTTAAATCGTATTCTTTAAAGATCTGGTCTAATGAAACACATGGAATATCTTTTAAATGCGGCATCCTATAAGCTTCATTTCCTATTAATTTATTCAAAAAAACGCCTTCAAATTCATTTATTTTAAAATTATGAACTCCTCTTACAAAAGCTTTTGGATCCACTTCCAACATAATATTAAATGTACTATCTTTTCCAATTATAGCTTTAAATAAAAGAGAATAGTAAGCCCAATTTGCGCCTAACTCTATCATAGATGCCTTTGATTTTTCATTTTTAATTTTTAAACAAATTTTTTCAAAATTTTCTATTAATAAATTTTCTCCATAATCTTGAAAAAAATCATTAATATTATGTACAACATTCCCTTGATCAATTTCAATTTTTAAATTATATTTTTTTGTTAAATTCATTTTACAATATATATTTTATATATTTTTGTTTATTGTTTACAATATATTTTGGGAATTTTTGTTCTGTTAATTCGATTTTCTTGAATGGTGGTCCATTTGGGTTGCATGCATCTTGACAATTATCTAAAGCATCTTTTAACCTATTTATATTTGTTATAAAATCGTTATTGCTTTCTTGATGTGCATATGCTTTAATCTTTTCTGCTATTGCTTCTGCTCCTCCTAAAAAAGTAAAATGCCATCCACAATTTTTGATGATTTTATTATGATGTCTAAGAGCTGGATGTAAATCTCTCAATCCTGTTAGAGATATATTTGGATTATTTTTCAAAAAATTATATTTTACTATAGGACCACTTGACCATGTTTTATTGTCTGATAAAATTTCTGCATTGATATAATATCTATAAAAATCTAATTCAGTAATATATGGTATAGATAAGTCTATGTCTTTTATTTTATCTATAAAAGTTTCGTTTAAAATCTCATCAGCATCTTGAACTATAACTAAATCATTATCATTCGCGTTCTCTTCTAACCATTTTTTGATTATGTCTCTTTGATAGTTTTCATTTGTCCATGCATGCTCAGATCTTGGGCTTTGGACTTTAAGATGTATAATTTTAGATTCAAACTCTTTAAATCTTTCCTTTGCCTGTTCAAAATAAAATGGTTTTTCTTTACCAGAATGAGTAGTGTCCATTTCTGCAATGATAAATTTATCAACGTAAGAGTGCATTGTGTGCAATCTTACATCTAATAAATCTAATTCATTATAAAATGGTATACAATTGTATAGCATTTATTTTCTAATCCAAACGCTCTGTTTTAAATCAAGCAAACAAATCCAATCATTTTTACTTAAATAATCTTTGGTTAATTTTGTTTTGCCTCCTCCAGGTAAATCATTATCATCAAGTAAAATGACAGATTTTGTATTCATTTTATCTATTGCGGCCTTCATTTCATTTAATTGATGAGTTTGACATTCTGTTAATTGAGGCTCATGTTCAAACCAATCGTAACTATCTAAATATAGAAAATCTATTTTATTATTAAAGTTTTTTAAAAAAGTTATAGAGTCTTGTTCATGCCAGCTTATGTAAGACTGATAATTTTGACAGCATAACTCTTTAGAAATTTTTAGATTTAAACTAGATATATCTACAGAATAAAGATGACTTTCTGGAGAAAATTCAGACATGAATTTTCCTAAAGCACTTGTTGAACATCCCGCGCCCCAATCATCTACTTGTCTTTGAGTACCAGTTTCTACTATAATTTTACCATTATTCTCTAAATAATAGTTCATTGCAATTTTGAATGTATAAAATCTTTCTTGTCCTGACTTTAGGAAGGTATCAAATAGATTATCGTAATTAATAAATTTATTCATATTTTTAAATAAGCATCTGTTATACCTATATCATATTCAGTATCATTATAATATTCAACTCCAAATTCAAACCACTCAAAGTTATTTTTGAGATCCATAGGTCTAAAATTCAAAAGTCTATCTTGTGGTACTTCTAAAATAAGTTTAGATCTAACTTTTGGATACGCTTTAGATATATGATGAAAACCACTATTAACCCCTATAAAAATAGAACTGGATGCTATGATTTTAATTGAATCCCATACGCTTAGACCTCTAGCATCTTCTGCTCCTTCAATAATTGGATCATATGGCATTCCAATTTGTATTAATTTATAATTTTGATAATTTTTTGTTATCTGTTTTCTTATATATTCTTTCATTGGCCCAACAGTTTTACCGAATGTATGGACAACTACTTGATTTTTGTCTGTTTCTAAATCTTCGTATTTATATAGTCTTGGTCTTCTTAAAAAACATTTTGGTAAGTCAAAATTAAAACAATATTCTTCTGCGTGAGAAAGATGAGATTTTCTTTCATTTTTATTGATTATTTCTCTTTGCCTTTCTAAGAAAGGTAAAACGATATCGGGATCTTTATCTCTTTCTACATATGGGTTATAATCAAAAATCCATTTTCTTTCAATATCTATTAGCTTTTGATTATAATTCATGAAAAAATTTTCTGGGAATGAGCTTTTTATTACTGCATCTCCAATTCCAGAATCATAATCTCTGATTCCATATTTTTTATTTATATCTATCATTTTATAAAAACCTATTAACTATTGCAGAATCTATGCCGTTAACATACTCTGGAAATAATTGGCTCGCTGGATTATTTAAGATATTACTAATGATTGCGGTTACAATCTCAATATTAAAATTAATTGGAAATACATTTTTTTCAAATATTAACCATCTAATTAAATGCGATGGCGCTACTGATCCGTACTTTGAGCAATATTTAGAAAAAACAAATGTTGGTTTACTAAAATGATATGGTATATATCTAATTCCACTATCAATACCTATAAATAGTTCACATCCACTAGCAATTTGAAAAACTTCTAATAAATTTGAAGCTGTATCTATAATAATATTTTGATTATTAAATAGGTTTTTATAATAATCTTTGTGCTCTTCTAGAGTTAAAACTACTATTTTAATATATTTACTTAATTCAGTTAATAAATCAATTATATATGTTTGATCTAAATTATATGGTGAGTCTGGCCTAGAATAAAAATGTGCCATTATATACTTTTCATTGTATTTTTTATTTATGTTTATTTCTGGTTTTGGAAAGAAATAGTAGTATCTAAACCAATCAAAATCATAATTTAACCATTTTAATCCATCTATATGAAGATCATAAAATCTATCATATGTTTTAATTTTTTCAGTAATTTCATCTGGAAGGTTACTGATATCGGCTGGATAAGTTTCTTCTCCAAATTTTGTATGTATTTTATAATTTTTATCTTTTCTAAATTTTATTACTTCGGAAGTATCATATTTATAAATACTTGGATAAAGAGATCTTAATATATTTAAAGAGTTGCTATTATTTTCTGTATCAGAATATATATATAAATTACTATTCGGATATTTATCTTTTATAGCATGAAGAAATCTATTTCCTAATAAATGATCTCCTAAGCCACCTTCAAGCCTAATCCCAATATTCATTTGTAAAGCGATTATCTAGGCGTTGAATAAAAAGAAACAATTTTACATGGTTCTATCGCTTTTACTAAAATATCTTTAGTTTCCGATAAAAAAACTCCATTTTTATTTTTTGGATTTTCATCTATTGAATAATTTTTTCCAAAAACAAAAAAGAATCTTAAATTTGGTATCGTTATAGATTCATTTAGACTTAGATAATGAATATCATCCACTACTTTTTTATCTTCTCTAGCTTTAATGCAATAATAAATTGCATCATCATTTTGAGAAACAACTCTCATATCTAATACGCCTTTTTCATTTGAAATTAAATCGTTCAAAACTTGTGGTAATTTTAGGCCTTCTTTTGAAGACAATGGTCCAATATCTCCAGCATTTAATATATCAAATTCTTCTGTTTTCCCTGGATATGAACATTTAAATGAGCCTTGAAATAAAATATTTTTATAAAAATAATTATCTTCATTTGGTATTAAAGATAAAAATTTAAAATCAATTGATTGGCCTTTTTGGAAAGTCGTCGAAGTTATAAATAAATCTAATTTTTCTAAATGAAGCACGTTAGTTCTAACTGGATTCATAATTTTTCAAAGAAACAATGATCTTGAGATTCTTTAACAGCTTCTTTTGGCTCTATTAATGCTATCGCTTCTAATAAGATGTCATTTTTATTTTCTGTGTTCTCTAGTTTTTCTTGTAATTCTTTATATTTTAAAATAACCATTTCTTTTATTTGAGAAGATATATGTATTTTTTCAAAAGGATCAAAAATTACCCATTTTTTGGCTATAGAATCTTCTAATTTCTCTATGGTAATTTTATGTAAAAATTCTCCATTAGCATCTTCTAGCACCTCATATAAAGAAATTTTCACTATATATAATTATATAATAGATTTAATAAAAATCAAATTAATTATTTAAGATTATATTTTTCTCTTGTGCTCTCAGGAATACCAGATTGTAAGCCTTTGGATTTTGCTTTTTGCCAAAGTTTATGAATAAAAGCTTCATAATTCATGCTTTTTTTCATACGGCCAAAATTATTTATAGCATCACGAACATCTTGTGTGGTAACAATTGGAAAAGAACGATCTTCTGGAAAAAGAAAATCGCTGTCTTTTAATTCGCTCCTTTTTGAGCCTTTATAAGTTTTTTGATAAGCTTCGGTTTGAGTTAAATCAATCTCAAATGTATATGTTTTTCTCATTATATTAAACTAATGTTAAAAGATATTTTAATTGATTTAATGAACCAAGAATTTCATCTCTAATATTTAATAGATCTGAATCTTGAGCTTTGTCTAACATATCATTCAATCCAATCAAAAATCCAATATACTTATCCGTAAGAACTATAAAGTCTGCGTCTTTATAATTAGCAAGAGAAAGATTAAAGGTTCCAGCTGCAATTATTCGACCATATTTACCCATATAAGTTTCAATAAATTCATCAATATTTTCAGCAAGACTTCCTACTATTTCATCAAATGATTTATGTTGAGAAAATGAAGTTGTTTGCCAATGCAATATTTTATATTGGTGTTGCATTTGAAGAAATGTAGTTTGGATTAATTCTCCTTTACCATCTACTTCTGCTTTAATTTCTGAAACTTTAGTTTCTTCAATTTTTGCTTCTTCTGCTACGACTTGTTCAGTTTTAACTTCGTTGACAATTTCAGCTGGTGCAGTAACTGCTGTATTAGTTGGTTCAGTAACTGGAGCTTCTACTTTAATTTCAGCTACAGGAGCTGGAGTTTCAATTTTTTGTTCAATTACTGGTTCTGTTTTCATTTGTTTTTCTGCTTCTATTTGTGCTTTTTTATCTTTAATTTCTTTAATTTTATCTGAAAAATCAATTTCAATACCATTTCTATCTGCTGCTTTGCTTTTCTTTTTAGGATTACTATAAGTATTTAAACAAATTGCGACTTTTTGTTTATTTGGCATCTTATCATTAGCTAGTTTATGCATGCAACGGCCCATATAATCATTTTGTTTTTCGTTATCTTTTGGTTGTGGTATTGGCATATGTAATATTACACATTTTTTTGGATCAACTTAATTAGAATATCTAATTATTTTTTTACTATAAATTTACTATTTTTTTGACTATTAATCTATTTATTAATATATTTGTTAATATATTATATAAATTTTTAATTTGAGTCTCTGATAAATTAAAATTCCAAATTCCAACTTCATCTATGGCTCCATCTATTTGAAAATTATGTCCACCAAGTATTTTAAAATCTGAAAGTGCAAATCCTGTCCAACTATTCGATATGTTTTGAGATAAACTTCCTGCTAAATTACCATTAATATATAGTTTCATTTCTGTTGGGGTTACTATACTCACTGCATGATACCAAATATTTGGTTGGGGGCTAAATCCAGTATCTATATCTGAAGATCGATCATTATATAAAGTAAAATTTGGTTCTGAATAGAAAGAGATTAGATCTCCACCATTTCCTCCTGTTCCCCAAAAGCATTGAGTTGGACCAACATTATAAAGTTTTATCCAACAAGATATTGAAAATGTATCACCTAAAGATAAATTTGTATTCTCCAAATATGAAGTATTATTACTATTATTAAATTCTGCAGCAAATCCTAATTTCCCAGTAGTATTTGGGACAGAACTTCCTTCTTGTAAAGTCCAACCATTATTAGTTATATCTAGCCTATTTCCAGAAGATTCTTCTAGAAGCCAATAAGCAACAGGATTATATAGGCTATCTATATCTAAAGATTTTTTAATAATAAAACTCATTATATATAAATAAATTACACTATCGATTAATTTAATATAATATTAAATGTTATGTGTAAAAATTTATATATGACTCTTTCTTCGACATTAATTTGTGTTGCTGTTTTTATTTATATATTTTATCTTATTGAAAGATTAAAATAGTTATTTATCAAGGTAATCTTTAATATCTTTTATTAATTTATTTCTTTTTCTACGTTCTAAAACTGTTACTAATGTAGCTAAACTAATAGGAAAAAATATTCTCAAAAAAAACTGCATATGATCTTCTTTTGTTAATTCATCAAAATAATTAATATAAAGATCACTCACACCCCAAAGAGTGAATAGCATAGCTGGAATAAATGTAATAAAGAAAACTTTATCGTAATATTTTAAATTATTCCACCAATTTAATGTTTTATTAAACATAACATACTCTTTACACTAGTATGGGGTAGCTAATGGAGGATTAAAATTACTCATAACTGGAGGGATTTGATTATCTATATTAGATTGCTCTTTACCGCTTGATGTATCTAATTCGACACTTAATGCTTCATCTATATTTAATTCTTTATCTCCTACATTAAACATTGTAGTTTTACCATCCATCTCAACTATTACTGGAGAAGTATGTCCATCTATACTCAAAAGAATTTCACCCTTATTATTTCTTTTTAATGAAACTCTAATTTGATTTTCTGTATAAGCATGGATAGTTAATGCTAAAGCGGCTAGTATTATATAAATTAATTTTTGCATAAATTTGTCCTTAATCTTATTTGTTTCATCATATATCCAACCATTATATAATGCTGATTTGTGTCTATAGTCGATTTTGGTTTTCCCACCAAACTTAACATCCAAGGTTGACTATTTTGCCCTATTGGTTCTGCGTGAGATACAAAAGATGATCCTTCGTCAACTTGTACGTATTCAAAATCAAGACCTAGATCATATTGTTTTTCTGGTTTAATATCTTTCATATAAATAAACGCGCAAACATAAGCTATTGGAAATAACATAAAATAAAATAATAAATCTGATAATATAAAAGATTTCATTTTTGAACTTGACCTGATGCAGTTTGAATATCTAAATTATTTTTTGTTTCTTTTATAGCTATTGATCCTAATAAAGTAACAATCAATAAAATTACTAATGCTAATGAATAATATGTTTTTTCTTCTGCTTTCTTTTTTGCTCTATATTGATGAAAGTTATGTATAAACTTTTCTGTTTGTTCAGAAGTAGGAATATAATAAGTTTCTTTTAATAAAGTTTTCAATCTATTATCCATTTCTTCTTAATCTCCTAAGAGCATATAAAGCAGTTCCTCCAAGTACTAAAAGTCCAAATGGAGAAGGTTCAGGTATAATCATAATTGTACCATCAGTAGTAAAATTATTAGTATCCCATTGCAAATTTGTATTTGCTGAATCAAGATTTGGTAATGCTGTTTGAAATATAGTTATATCAAATCCAGTAGTATCAATAGATCCCCAATTAAATAAATCATAAGCATCGTTCATTTGAAAAACATAACCATTATCAATTTGAAATTGCCAAGTTGTATTTGTTCCTAATTTTAATAGATTAGTTACATCTATTGCATCATAAGTTACTCCTCTAGTTATAGGCGCTCCTAATTGAAAAATAAAATTACCATTAGATGCATCTAAACTAGAGGTCGTTAGTAAACCTGGACTATTGCCTGGAGATAATGTGCCACCATTCAATAATACATCTCCTACAGAACCAGATCCTCCTAAAGTTCCACCAGTATTTACTGTTATATTTCCAGCTGTACCATTTACAGACAATAAACTTCCATTGATGACAGCATTACCAATAACACCCCCACTATTAACGGTACTAGTTCCAGAATTTACTGTCGTCACTCCAGCTGTGCCATCTACTAAAAGTGTGCCTCCACCTACAGTCGTACTTCCAACTCTTCCGCCATTCTTTACGTTAATAACACTATTTGAATTAACCGCTACAGATCCTACAGTTCCATATACATCTAATAAACCACCATTCAGAGTGCTATCACCTAAAGTTGCTCCTGATCTTACTGTGGCTGTGCCCGTTGCTAAAGTAAATGTTCCAGCTGTACCTCTCAAATCAAATACTCCGCTATTTAGGTTAACTACATTTGCTGTACCTCTATTATCAAAAGTTCCACCATTTATTTGTGCAATACTATTTGTTAGTGTGCCAAGTAATTGTAAAGTGCCACCTTCAATAGAAGTATCACCATTGTATGTGTTGTTTCCTTCTAAAGTAAGAAGACCTGTCCCGTTTTTTCTTAATGCTCTTACAGAGCCTGTAGAATTGTTAACAATATCGCCCTTAATATCCCATGTGCCAGCACCACCAATTGTATTAGTAATACCTGTAGCAGAAGATCCAATATCTAGCCCACCATTCATTACTACTAAAAGATTAGTGCTTAAATTATAAATTAATCTACCTCCACTAGAACCAGAAGATGAAGTCAATATGTTATTAGCATTTGTGAAAGTAACAGTTACTGGTGATGCAAATGAATTAGTAAAATTCATATTACCACCACCAAAGCTATTTAATACATAGTCTGTACCGCCATTAAAGTCTAATGTACCTACAACTGCAGTACTGCTTGAACCAGATATTTGACTAGCAGCAGAAATAGCATTAGTTGTATCCAACCTTACATATGGTGTTTTAGTAGTACCTGAAGGGCCTGATATGGTAACAGCACCAGTAGCAGCACTATTGTTACCAGAAACAATATTAGTTCCAGCAAGATAACCAGTAGTACCAGTATATGTGTTATTACCAGTTACTCTTGTAGTGCCTGTGCTATTAAATTCAACGCCATTAGTCCAACCCGCAGTACCATTTTCAATTAGACCAATCGTAACATTAGCAGTACCTTTTAATTGATGAACAACATTTTGTATCGGTGCAGATGCTGTGCTAATTTTCCATCCATCTAAGTCTATAGTATTACCTAAACCATCAAATGTATATACATAACCATTTGAAGTACCTGTAGTTGTTAGAATACCCATAGATACTGTAACGCCAGTTCCTGCAATATTCATTGCTCTGGATGTTGTTGTAGTTACTAAGCCTGTCCCGAAGTCTATATTATTTGCAGAAGTGCTAGACGACGTTCCAATTTGAATCCCAGCAGGTGAAACACCTGACCATAATACTCCTGTGATTCCTGTTAATGTTATAGCTGATCCGCTAGTATTATTTAATATACTATTACCATAAGAGGCGCCTGTTGTAGAACTTAATTCTAATGTACCTGTGCCTAATGATCCAGCATTACTAAAATTAACAGTTCCAGCGATTATTTGGATTCCCCCTCCAAGCGTATTCGGACTACTAAGATTAACTGTACCCCCTGCATTATTAATAATTACTTTACCAGCAGTAGAAGTACCTCCTTGACTTAAAGAATTATTAAATGTAAAAGTTCCCCCACCTGCTAATGTTAATGTCCTAGATGTGCTAGATGAAGATGTTGTTAAAGTAACTAAATTATTAAACACCATAGAACCTCCAGCAGTTTGATACCAAGTATTATTAGCATTAGCATTTTCTACTGTGAGATTAAATGTTTGAGTAGCGGTAGAGTTATTGGTGAGCCCTGCGCTTATGGTCAATACTTTCGCTGATGATGTTGTGATAGTATAAGCATTTGCATTTGTTAAAAATGTAAGATTCTTAACGGATCTACTAGAGGTCAAATCAACAGTATTAAAATTAACTCCAACATTACCAAACTGCACTTCATCAGTAGTCGTACTAGAGCTTGTAGACGAAGGCTGAACTCCATTTGTCCAGCTTGTGCCCGATGTCCATGCTGATCCTGTGTTGTTCCATAAAAACACAGCGGAATTTCCTAGAGATCCAGACATTAAAAAAGCCGCAATTAAATTTGCGGCTGTATTTTTTAGTAACCCTTTTAATAGGTTTATTTTCATATTTCCTTACTCCTTTTTGAGTTCATCTAAATGAATAGACACCTCTGGTTTAGTTTCGTTCATCTTTTTTTCTTTTAATCTTTGCACATATATCCAATCATCTGCAAAAAATCCTTCTTTAACTATTATACCATAAGTTTTAGTAATGTATAGTTTTATTTTTTCTTGATATTCTTCTCTGTTGAAAGCAGAAGCAATAGGCATAGTTCCCCAATTTGGGTCATACATCCATAAAGAATTTGCATATTCAAATATTGTAACAGCATGACCTATAATTAGATCTGGATCATCTTTATAAGAATATGTAAAACAGTATATTGTATTCCAAACCTCTGTATGAGTTTTGAGATAAAAATTACATTTAGATGCCCAAATCAAAGAATCAACAAAGCAAGAATTTGGTATATTTGTTACTGATGTATAATGTTTAAAATTAAATCCCCATTTAAAGAAAAACCACCAAGATATTATTACTGCGAGTCCAACTAAAATTAGTTTTAATTTACCAAAACATTTTTTAATTTTTTTTCTTATTTTCAATATTATAATTCAATTCAAAAACTTTATCTTTTTTATTTAAAACTTTAAAAGCTGCTTGTGATTCTTTTCTGATATCTTCTTCACTTATAATCCAAAATTTACAAATTGCTTCTGGTTCAATTGCTCCTTGCACTAATTCACATCTTGGAGCATCTCCTTCAAGATAATAAAATACACAATTCTCACAATCTATACCTTGTTCTTTAAATGGATTTTGAGATGCCCCTGCATAATGGATTCCATTAGCACCAACTCCTCTATCAAAATAACCATAAGTTTGAAGATTAGTAATAATTTTAAGATAAAGATCTTTTTGTCTTTCGTTTAGTTTTGGAAAGATAAGGCCTTCATTTGCCATAAGATTATTTCTTTTTTAGACTTTGACAATGAGCTTTTTGAGAAAAGCCTTTTGGATTATTACAGTCGATACTATCTTTGTATTCTTTGCTCCATTTTGCTTCGCTAATTTTTTGAAGTTGTATTTCTGTTTTTCCTAGCATATCACCAGCTTTCCAAGTTGGACCATTATTTGAACATTCATATATAACTGCATATCCCATATTTTCTGGAAGTTCACGAATTTCTTTAACTGTACCTTCACTGCTATAATGTTTACAATTTGCATTTATATTACGGACTTTATCTCCAACTTTAAATATAGCAGATGCTTCGCTCTCTTGCATATTTTCATTTTCTTTATTAAACATTACAAAATTATGAATTGTAATCATATAATCTTCTGCTAATGCTGCCATTTGTTGCAGAAATGGTTCTGTAAGGTTTTCTTGTACCATTGGATCATTTAATTTATTTAAAATATTTTGAGCATGAACTTCGATAGAAGTAATAGATCCAACAATCATTTCATAAAAATCATCTTTATAGTCTTCATATTCATCTTCTACTTCTTCAACTTGAGCGAGGGTTTGATCCATTTTTAATAATTCAGATTGATCAAATTCTGTTTCGCCATCCCATTCGTATTCTTCATTTAAATAATCACTAGCTTGGGCTTTTTTAATAGCTTCTTGGGTTGGACGATCTTTAGAGCCTTCTGGTGCTGGACGATAGTTTTTACCCATTCTTTTTTTCTTTTGTTGAATATTGTACCAAAGACCTTTGCTTTTAGCTTGAACTTCTACTTCGAAATTAATTTCTTCTGGAAGCATATGTAATATATTACACTTTTTCTGGATTATTTGTATGATAAGCTTTTATATGTTTAGATAAATTTCCCGCGTCATATTCTTTAATAGAGGAACAATGTTGGCATTTAAATTTTTTTCTATTTTTGGCTGCTTGAGATTTTCGCTGATTGGCCAATTCTAAATTTTTAATATGCATTTTTTTGCCTGAATTCCAAGATTTTTTACCAAACATTGGATGTTTTTCTCCTTTTAATGATTCAGAAATTTTCTTTCTCCATGCTTCTTTATTTTTTATGTATTTTTTAACTCCTTTTTGTGTCTCAGTGCGTTTTCTAACGGACTCCTTTGACAACATACCTTTAACTCCATTTAGCCAATATTTTGGCGGATAAACGCCATTTTTATGTAACTTTTTAACTGTTTCAGAAATTCGTTTGCATATATCATGTTTATTTGGATTTTTAGAGATTGTATCAACGCCAAAACCTCCAGGGACTTTATTAGCTAAATTTTCAAGTCCAATTTCTTCTATTTTATTTATTTCCCAATTAAAGGCTTCTTTTTCAGAAGAATTTTGATTGTATAATTTTACAATACAATTAGGAAATTTTTTATAACAATGAATGTATCTTTTATTTTTCCCCTTGCCTACATATATTGGCTTATCATTAATATAAGCTATGTAGTTATAAAAAACATTCATTAAATATCAAATTTTTTACTGGACCATTGCCTACAGGACCAATATTTCGGGGTAGTTTTATCTTTTGCTTTTGGATCTGAATCGCATCTATGTCTTGCCCTAAAATTTTTTCTTTTTCCTGGAATATTGTCTTTAATGCGAAGGTTTGGATCACCAAATTTTACCATTACAACATTACCTTTATCATTTTTGACATATACGCCAAATTTCTTTTTACTTCCAGAAGGAAGACGAAATGGTTTATTAAGTGGTGCTTTACCTTTTTTCTTTTCAGCAGAAAAACTAGAAGAGAAATCTATTTCTAGTTCTTTTCTCATATTATGAACGTTCCCAAGCAATATAATTTGGTGTTAGAGCATTTGCTCCGCTTACGCTTACTAAGCCAGTATAATTTAAATCACTAATACTTCCACCATCTCCAGCATTCGCAGCTGTATTACCAGCTAAAACAAAATTAAAACTACTGCTATGCGCGCCAACTCCATATTTTACAAAAAGTGTACCTGTAGCGAGATTTTGAACATATAATTCTTCTCTATCTGAATTTGGGGTCAAAACCGTGCCATTTGATCCACTAACTGTAAAATTAGACATTGTGGAACCTTTAGATGTTAAATCATCTACTGTTATAGCTTCTTGAGCTTTATAAGAGTCTGTGCTAGGATCGTAAACTAAAGATATTCTCTTTTCGGATGGGTCATTAATATTGATATTTGCCATAATACTAATATTACACTAAAAAATATTAAATATTATCTAGTTTCTCGCCATTGAATTGATGCGAATGTATTACTGGCTCCACCACCAATTCCAGATCCAACTATAACAAAAACATTACTATCTGTACTATCAATATTTTGACTAATATAACCTCTTTTTGCGCTTGATAAAGTTTGTATTTGAGATTGAGCGCTAAATTTTCCTGCTCCTTGACCTCCAGCAATACAATATCCAGCATCTATTAGCATACCACTAGTAAAATTAACACTTGTTGCACTAATATTATATTGAACAACACTATCATTATTTGCACTTACCCAAGCGCCACCAATTATTTGGCCAGTACTTGGAATTCTCCAAAGTTCATAAGTTATTTCATTAGTAGCCGTATAAATATTAGCCATATTTGGTCTAACAACGCTTCGATTTGGTTTGTCATAATATCCAGTTTTAAGTGCTATTGCAACTAATGGAAGTTGACTAGTTGTAGGTACTGATCTTGCTGTAAGATTTCTTGCTGAAAAATCTACTCCCGCTTCATTATATCCACCTTCGCTAATTACTGTAGCACAAATTTGATCCATTGATCCAGTTATTCCTGCGCCACTTGCATAATTTCTTAATTCACATCTAATTGGTAAATTTGGATTACTCCAATATACAGAATCTTTATTATTGCTATTATAAAATTCATGTGCAATAACTACATTTCCATTATGTACAAATCCAGCTCTTACTCTTCCAACTCCTAGCCATTGAAAATCTGCAGTAAATAGTTGAGTTTTTGTAGGATCTAAATTAAAAGTTGAAGAACCGCTTCCATTGCATTTATCAATATTCCAAGAACTTTGTGGGATAATGTCTTCTTGAACTGAGCCAGAAATGTCAGTTCTTAAAACTATAGATAATGTTTCATCTCCACTTTGTTGAAAAAATATTCCATTATAATCATCAAAAAGACCAATTCTTTTATTTGTGCCAGATCTTGCAGCGCCAAAATTAAAACTTTCAAAAATTAATTGACTTTTTCCTGGCATATAATGATGATACATTCTGCTTTGATGAATAGCATAATCATTAACTCCAGTACCAATTGTTAATACAGCTTTTGCTTTATTAATATTAAAAGTAACAGATGAAGCATTTCCGCTTGTTTTAGTTAATAGTTCGGTTTCTTCTCCATAAACGTGAGAATAATCTGCTAATGTAAATGGGCTAGAAATTCTTTGACGGCCAAATGCATCAACATACGCTGATTGAGCTGCAAAATTTGCTACATTAACATTTATTCCATTTGTAAGAATATTTTCAATATCGTCTATTTTACTAAAATCAAGAGCTTGAAATGCTCCGCTATCACTATTATAAACGAGAGATATTCTTTTCTCGGATGGATCTGGAATTAAAACATTATTAACCATTAGTTATTTAATTACACAAAATTAAAAATTTAATTTATTTATTATAATATATATCCTTTATGAGATATAGCTTGGACCCGAGAGGAGTTGAACCTCTGTCTTTTAAAAAGTTAAACTAGAATACTACAAGTTTAGCTTATTCCGTTATTTCGCTATAGTGTCGAATAAGCAATCGAGCTATAACTATTCATTTAATTATAAATATTACCTTAGTAACATTCACCCTAAATAATATCTTTAAAAATTAAATAAAAAGGATTTAAAGATATACATCTAAATACCCATTATTCTAGTAGATGTGTCGTAGATAACAGGTCGCAGATTTTAGGCTGCGATTAGGGAGTCCTTCTTGTGAGAAACTCTCAAAGAGAAACTACCTTTTAACTTAGCTGATTTGGCAGTTAAGTATTTTAAAGTTGTTTAAAGAGTCCACTTTAACTCTACTTGCATTCTAATTCCAATTTTTAAAATCGATACCAGTACGGGCCCAATGAGAAAGAACTATAAAATCACTTACACAAGTATATTTCATTTTTAAAAAAATAGCAATATTTTTTTATTTAAATAAAAATTTGACAAATTTCAAAAAAAATAGTATTATACTCTATTGACATAGCCTTCTAATTATAGGCAATTTTGATAGTTTTATAGAAAACTGTTTAGTATATAGTCCCAAGAGATAGCAACGCTGTGAAGACTTGCGACTATGAAAACTTCCCTTGTGCATAAGATGGCTCGGGAATTAATGTGTGGCTGTAAGGGACGGCAATGTAAATGAGGTAAGCCACCTCGCCTCTATAAATGCCGTAGTCTGTTTCCTCGCAAGAGGAAAATGGGAGTTAAAAGAAAAGTAGGGACTATATACTAGATATAACCTCAATAAAAAATATATGAGGGAAAGTCTTCTATGGGATATTAAAGAAAAGTATAATAATTAAGATAAGATTTAGAACCAAATTTCAGTATTGATTCTTCTTAAGACTTTAATCCAATTATTTAAATGATAAGCTATATTCTCTCGATTTGAATTCTGATATCCTTCTTTAGCTATAGTATAATAAATCTTTTGATCTGGATAGCACCTTCTTGGTCTATCCAATTTTTTATGAAAAAATCCCAAGAATACAGTAAAATATTGAGCAGTATCTTCATTCTTTTTTATATTTAAAACAAATTCTTCTTCAAGCTTATCTTTACTTATAACAGGATATTTTTTACTTATAGTATCACTTATGTATTCTTTTTCATTAAAATCATACTTTAAATCTTCGCTATATTTTAAAATACATAAACATGTATATAGCGGAAAACTAATATCAACTACTTTATCTCCATGCAAATCTTCTTGAGCCACTTTTATTAATATTTTTTCTACTGCTTCTGGATCTTCGATTAAACAAAAGACCTTCTCTTCAGATAGATTAAGTTTTTTAGAAAGATAAGATATATCTTTATCAGTTACTATCACTTATTGTATTACAACTAAATTAATCTTTATCGAAAAAATACTGCTGAATCAAATCAAAATTTCTATCAAGTTTATTTTCAATCTTTTCCATAGCATTCTCTACTGTGTCTTTTGTAGCATAAGTTGTACTTACTTTTAAAGCTAAGTCTGCTATATTTTGTTCGTTTCTTCTGCTCTCTGCTTCTAATTCTTTTCTTAGAGTAATAAAATCGCTAAATGTTTTGTCATTTAATTCTTTCATTAATTTTTCTTGTTTATCGAATAATGAAAATACTCTAGTAAATAGCCATCCTCCCAAAAAAGAGAGGGCTCCCAAAACTATATTAAATAAGATATTTATGTCTAAATTCACATAAATATTTACACTTTTTAAGATAAATATTATAGCTTTAAATCACCAAAATCATCATCAGAGATATCAGTTTTTCTTGCTCCTATTTTATAGGTAGAAATCTCTGTTTCTTGAGGAGCAACTTGTACTTTACTACTATCAAGATAACTATCAAGCCAGCCAGATATAGGATTATCTTTTTGATTAAATATTTTTTTATACCCAAGACTGCGTAATCTTGCATCGCACAACCATTTAGAGTATCCTCCTAATACCTCAGCATTTAATCCAAGTAATGATCCATTCTTAAAGATATACTCTGCCCACTCTATTTCATTCTTGGCAGCTTGTTCATAAAATGCATATATTTTATCTTCACTTTTTTTTACGATAGAAGTAAATCCTTCTTTATCTTCTTCTTTTAATATCTTAATTAAATTTTGAGTTGTAGCAAAATGTAATGCTTCATCTCTTTGAATAAATTTTATAATCTTAGCATTACCTTCCATTTTACCTCTATATCCAAAATAAAAAGAACAAGCAAAACTTACATAGAATACAAGACCTTCCATGACATTGACAGATAGGATACAATCAAAAATCTTTTGTTTAAGATCTTTTTTATCATCATCTCCAAGAATTTTATCAAAATTATTGCGAATTAATTCTGCTCTTGAGGTAATCTCTTTGTCCTCCATAATACTATCAAAAAACTTGCTTGCATCTGGATGAACATTATTCAATAAATATGAGTAAGAATAACTATGAATACCTTCAAATCTTTGCCAAGTATTCATGCATATCTCTAACTCTGGATTACTTACATAATCTTTTAATGAATGTATACTTCTTGAAAGCATACTATCTCCAAGAGTTTGAAATTTAAGATTAGTATCAAATACAAATCTTTCTTGACCAGCAAGATCTTTATAATCGCTTCTATCTTTATTTAAAGCTATTTCATGTGGCCACCAGAAAAATTCTTCTTGTTTTTTAAATAATTCAAAAAAGATAGGATATTTAAACTTATCATATCTTTGAAGATTTAAATCTTCGCCAAAGAAAAGCGGTTGTTTAGTATAATCTATATTTTTTAAATTTAAAACGCTTTTCATAGATTACAATTTACACGCACCAGAAGAGCAGTCTTTGTCTTCTTTTTGATTCATCAATTGCTCTTTGTCTCCGTCATCTGTGTTATTATAATACATACTGATTAGTCCTAAAGAATATGCAAGCATTATTTCTTTCATTACTTTTGCATCTGGTAATATATTATTTTCATAATGAGAATAGTTATAGTATACATTAGTTGATATGGCCATGTCAATATATTTTTGAATAACTGCATTAACTTTTAGTAAACCAGAATTATCTTTAAAATCATAAGCTAATTCGTAATTGCCTTCATACTTTCCTACTCCTGGAACTAATACTGGTAGTTTGCCCATTTTACTCATTTTATAAGTAATTAGACTACGAATTGGCTCAACACCATTAGTAGAAGATTGAATTACAGAACTACTTTCACAAGGCATGCAAGAAGACAGCGTTGAATGTCTTAATCCATGCTCTTTGATATCTTTTCTTAATTTTTCCCAATCAAGTGATAATTTTCTTTTGCAAATCTCATCTACTTTATCTTTATAGGTATCAATAGGAAGAATTCCTTTTGAGTACTTTGTTCTGTCAAACTTTTCGCACTTGCCTTTTTCTTTAGCTAATTCTAAACTTGATTTTAAAAGATAATATTGAAAATGCTCCATCCATTCGTCTAATACTGGAAGGCACTTGTCTGAATTATATTTTAATTCATTTTTAGCAAAGAATGCAGCAAGGTTAGTTATTCCAACTCCAAGACTTCTGCGCTTTTTAGCAAAATTTTCAGCAGCAATATTAAAGTAATCTTGAAGTTCAATGATTTCATCAAGAAATCTTACGATAAGATCGCAAGTCTTTTCAAGATCTTGCCAGTTTTTAATTTCTAACATATTTACTGCCGAAAGAATACACATACCAATTTCGCCTTCTTTATCGTGATAATCATTTAATGGAATAGTAGGATGAATGACTTCTGTGCAAAGATTACTCATTGTTACTTTATCTAGCCATGCGCCATGATTATTAGCATGATCTACATTAAGAATATAAATTCTACCAGTTTCAACTCGCTCTTTAATTATAAGAGAAAAGAGTTTCCTAGCAGATATTTTCTTTTTAATTTTTAATTTTTTAGTTTCACATTCTTTGTAGACTTTATCAAAATCTTTTGTTCCCCATGCTTCAAATAATTCTGGAACTTCTGCGTTATTAAACAAAGTGATATCTTCATCTTTTAAAACTCTATCATAGAATAGTTTACTCATGCCAACAGTATAATCAAGTTTGCGAACTCGGTTGTCATCTGTTCCAGCATTATTTTTTAATACAACAATATCTTCAATCTCATAGTGCCACCATTGAATATTACAAGTAGCACTACCGCCTCTTAATCCATTTTGTTGCCATGCTTTAACGCTACTCTCATAAATCTTTAAGAATGGAATTAACCCTGTATGAACTACTTCACCATTTTTAATAGGCGAACCTAATGCACGAATTTTAGAAACATCTATTCCAATACCGCATCTATTAGCAGTAGCCATACTAACAGCAGTAGCACTAGCAGTAATACTTTCACGAGTATCATCTACTCCAATAAGGCAACAACTAGCAAAGTTTCTGCTAGAAGTTCTAACTCCTGCCATTACTGGTGTTGGTAAATTAATTTTATGCTTACTTATAGCATCATAGAATTTTCTTACATATGATAACCTTGTTTCAACTGGATAGTTAATAAATGCATAAGCAGCTATTAATACATAAGCAAATTGTGGTGTTTCAAATATATTACCATTAGTTCTATTTTTAATTAAATATTTATCACATAATTGTTTTATTCCAGCATATGTAAAGCTATAATCTCTATCATGATCTATAAATTCTCCAATTTTATTAATCTCATCTTCAGTATATTTTTCTAAAATAATTGGATCATAAACTTTATTTTTTATAGAGTTTTGTATAAATTCTATTAATCTTGGAGCATGTTTGCCTTTCCATACTTCTTTTCTTAATTGATAATTTAATAATCTACTTGCTACATATTGATAGTTTGGACTAGATATAGATATAAGATTAGCCGCACTTTCTATTAGTAGTTTATGTATTTCTTTTGATGATATACCTTCATGCAAATTAATTTTAGCATTGATTTCTATATCAGTTAAGCTTACGCCAGAGATGTCTTTTATCGCCCAGTTTATTACTTTATGAATTTTTTCTATATCAAATTTTTCAGAATTTCCACAGCGCTTTTTAATTAAAATATTTTTATTCATGCTTGAGACTAAATTTTATATTACATCATTCTTAATTATTATAAAAGCAAAAAATCTCTTTATTGTGAATATTTTTTTATTTCTAGTTTTAAAGTGTATTTTAATTTATTTAATTAATAATGTGTAATATTATTTATGCCTAATATTGTTAAAGCTGATGGTATAATAAGCTCAACTAGTTTAGACCTCTTCTCTAATTCTTATAATTCATTTTTCAAGATAAACACTGGTGGTGATATAGGTATAAATCGAGTTTCTAGCATTTCAAATTATACAGTATTTAGTTTTGACAGCTTAGATAAAAATAATATTTTAAATTTTCAACAATATAATAATACAAATACATTTCGTTTAAGAGTAGGTTCAAATCAATCATTTTTTGATTTTTATGCTCCATTATCTAGCTCTATACATTTTTTTACTAATAATGTAAGAAGATTAAGTATAGGAAGCGCTGGAAGTTTGGGCGTTGGAATATCTTCTAATTATGGAACTACTAATCAAGCCTTCACAAGTCAAGGATCAACTTTGGCACCTACTTGGAGTACATTAAATAATTCTGCTATTTCAGCTACTGCAGCTATAGCATATTCAAAACTTAGTCTAAACAATAGCATATTAGACTCAGATATCAGTTCAAGCGCTTCAATCTCGGACACAAAATTAGCTACAATATCCACAGCGGGTAAAGTAAGCAATAGCGCAACAACTGCAACCGTAACAGATGGAATAACACTTTCTCCAAACACTATAGTTTTAAGAAATTCAGGTGGGTATATTTTTAATAGATACTTTAATTCAACGGATAACATTGATAATGGTACTACTAATAGCATCACTTATATTATGGCTAAATTTGGCGATAACTATTTTCGTTCTGCAACAGCAGCAAAAGTTGCTGCTTTTCTTAGCGGTCAAAGCATGGATATATCAGGAAATGCTACAACTGCTGGCGGACTAGCTGTTCATGCAGGAAGAAACAATGAGACGAATAGAATCGTTAGAACAGATGCTAATGGATATCTTCAATTAGGATATATTAATAGTAGTGATGGTAATGAAAATTTAACAACTTTCCCAAGCTATTTATGGTGTACAAATGGAAGCGATTCTTATCTAAGAACATATAAAACATCTTATGTGAATGGTAGATTTTATACAAGTAATAATGCATATCTTGTTAATAATTGGGACGGAAGTTACTGGAGTATAACTTGCAGCGATGGTACTTCAGTTAGAGTTGCTAAAGCTGATAATGCAGGATCTACAGGAGTTATAGGAACAGGTTCTGTTTCAAGCGGTTCTTTTAGTTCAAGTGGAAATTTTCAAAGATTAAATAATAAATTTGCATATGCTTGGGTAAGAATTACTCCTACAACCGCTAATGCTCTGAATATTGGAGCATCTTATAATATAAGCTCTGTTACAGATAACGGGACCTCTCAATTTAATGTTAATTTTCCAAATAGAGGAACAACTCGTTATTTTGTCGCAGCTTGCAATTCTAGAAATGCAAGCTATTGGTTAGCTTGTAGTTGCTATAACATGACAGCTACTTCTGTTACAATTAAATCTACTTTAGCAAGTGGCGGATGGGGTACGACTTCTTCTACAAATCCAGGATTTGCAAGTAGTGCATATCCTGGCATGTCAGTTATTATATATTAATATATGTCATTATTATTAGAAACACAAAGCTTAGGAACAGATGCTCAAAATTTATATTTAGGAGCAAATAATTCTATTTTTGCTACTATAGATAATTCAGGAAATTTAGGATTAAATGGTATTAAATTAATAAGTAATAGCACAATATTGAATATTAATTCACCTTTATCAAAAACTGGATCAATTTTTGCTTTATATAATAATAGTACTTCTAACGCAAGAATTACTTCAAATAATACTGGTTCAATAATAAGTACTGAAAATGGACATATTAGATTTGGCACAAATGCTCTAAAAAGATTTTCTATTAATTCAGAAGGAGCATTAGGAATTGGTGGAGCATGGACCGATATATCAGGATCTACATCTGCTAGTTTTGGCACAGCTAATCAAGTGCTTGTTAGTCAAGGGCCCACAGCAGCGCCTACTTGGACTACTTTAGACAACAATGCTATTGCTGCTAGCGCAGGAATAGTTTATAGTAAGCTTAGTTTAACCAATAGCATCGTAAATGCAGATATTAATTCAAGCGCTTCAATCTCGGACACAAAATTAGCTACAATATCCACAGCGGGTAAAGTAAGCAATAGCGCAACAACTGCCACAGCAACGGCTGGTACAGCTAACAGCATAGTTTTACGAGATGGAAATGGTTATATTTCTACTAACTATTTTAATTCTGCTGACGATGTATCTTCAGGCACAATAACATATCTAATAGCTAAATTTGGCGATAACTATTTTCGTTCTGCAACAGCAGCAAAAGTTGCTGCTTTTCTTAGCGGTCAAAGCATGGATATATCAGGAAATGCTACAACAGTTAGTGGATTAAGTATTTGGTCTAATGTAGGCGCGAATGGAAGAGGAAATGAAGCAAATAAAATTGTCAGAACAGATGCTAATGGATATATACAAGCTTGGGTTATGAATAGTAGCAATGGAGATGAAAATAATGCTAGCGCACCATCAAGAGTTTGGGGAAGTAATAGTAGTAGTGATTTATATTTGAGAACTTATAATCCAGCTTATCTTCGAAGATATTTTTATTCAGCATCTCACCCTGATGATTATTATCTTGCTAATAATTGGGATGGAAGTTATTGGTACATAACTAGTAATCATACTACTCCATCTACTAGAGTAGCATATGCTGATGTCTCTGATACTAGTACTCCAAATAATGGCTCAATCACAGTATCTACTTTAGATAATAATATGAAAGGAAGAATATTTAAAGCCTATGTGATGTTTGGAGGAACATATGGAATCGCTGTAGGAGGTAATGTTACATTAACGACAAGTTTTAATATAAGTAGTGTGACATGTGGACCAACTAATACTGTAAGATTTACGTTGAATTTTGCAGAAAATTTAGGAACTAGTAATTACTGTTGGGTAGGTAATTCAGGTGGATTTTATTGGGCTCATGCATTAGCTCTTTGTATGAGTACAAGTTCTACTAGCGCTCAATTTACCACAGTAGCTTGCGGAAATTGGCATGGTGCGATGGGAGAGCAGCAAAGCGCTAATGTATCAATAGGAATTTTTTAATGAGTAAACTTATTCAAGCTCAAGGGATTTTTAGTAATTCAGATCTTATTTTATCTGCTGGCAATGTTAATTCATTTTTATTTGATATTAATAATTTTGGATTAAATTCTAAGATTGATTTTGGAACAGATTCTCCAACTATGGCTGGAGGAAATTCAACAAAAACATTTAATATTAAACCTATTAATGCTTCTGGATATCCAGAACTTAATTTGCAAGTTGATAGTGTTGACGCATTTAATATTCATGCTGAAACAAATGATATTTTTATTAAAGAAAATAGGAACTTATCTTTATCTTTTAATATTGGATTCAATAATAAGAAATTTACTATAAATAGTAACGGAGCTTTAGGAATAGGGTCTAGTCCAAATTATGGTAATGCCAACCAAGTGCTTGTTAGTCAAGGGCCCACAGCAGCGCCTACTTGGACTACTTTAGACAACAATGCTATTGCTGCTAGCGCAGGAATAGTTTATAGTAAGCTTAGTTTAACCAATAGCATCGTAAATGCAGATATTAATTCAAGCGCTTCAATCTCGGACACAAAATTAGCTACAATATCCACAGCGGGTAAAGTAAGCAATAGCGCAACAACTGCCACAGCAACGGCTGGTACAGCTAACAGCATAGTTTTACGAGATGGAAATGGTTATGTTTTTACTAACTATTTTAATTCAACGGATAACATTGATAATGGTACTACTAATAGCATCACTTATATTATGGCTAAATTTGGCGATAACTATTTTCGTTCTGCAACAGCAGCAAAAGTTGCTGCTTTTCTTAGC